AATCGCTTGGTCTTCTTTTAAGGAGGAAGCTAAATGGAACTAATTGAGAACACCGAGTTGTTCAAGTCGTTTGAAGACGTTACCCTACCACCTGAAACAGAAGCTATTGACATCACCGACTTAAAGCTTATGCTAGGCTATGGTAACAGCACTATCCGAGACAACGTTCTGAAGGTTTTGAAGAAGCGTGCTAGGCAGCATATCTGCTTGTTCATTAAAAAGGAAGTTAACGACTTCCCGATGGAGTTGGACTACATTGCCGACGAGCTTACAGCAAGCCGTATGTCACAGCTTAACTCTGAAGGACTTAAAACAGAGTCTACGGACATCACTCGTTACGACTATAAGGACGACATCTATGCAAACTGGTATGGCATTTTGAACCGCTGGCTAGAACAGCAAGGAGAGTACCGTAACAAAGCATTCTTCATGCTATAAGAAAGGAGCTTACAAATGCGTTACAACGACATTGTGGATTTAATCCAATACAATACTTGGGAAGACCCTGACGACGACTACGGAACAGTCTCTTACAAAGAGCGTGGAACAGTTGTTGTTAAAGACCTTCCAGTAAGCGTAGGCTCCCTAAGAGTTCAAGGAAAGCTATTACAGAACCAAGACCAACAGTGGGAGAAACGCTACTTGATACAGCATAAGATATTCGAGTTGAAGAACCTTCGGGTAGACGCTGTCAGACGACACTCCACAGGTGAGATTCTAAATGTCTACTGGGACAACACTACTGGAACCGACCAGACAATTTCTTATAAAGTCGAGTACAGGGATATTCGGAGAGAAGAGGAGAGTGGAGTCGTATGGCAGGGTTCTTAGAGATTACCAAAAAGGTTGATTTCTCAGCCATTGAGAAAGACTTCGTTAATGAGGTTAAGGATGTTGTCACTAAGAACTCAAGTCAAATGGCCACTGCGGTAAGATTCAACATCGTTCGTAGAGGAAACATTGACACAGGTACTTACTATGATGGAATCAACTCTAAGACGGAGGTAGAAGGAAAGGGTAAAAGCGTTACAGGGATTGTAGAGTCAGACGTTTCAGGAAACCCTTATGGACACAGAGGTTACGCTGTTTTCCTAGAGACTGGAACGGCTAGACATATGGCTTTCCCAAACTTTACAGACGCTTTAGAAGAGTATTCAGACATTCTTGTTGAACAGCTCCGTAGAATTAACGTTTAGGAGGAATTACAAATGAGCAAGAGACCACCTTTCAGAGCAAGGAGTTCTTCCGTAGCTTTACAAAGAGCAATCGTTAAGGAAATCAGAGCGCAGGGTATTAATATCTGGGACGGAGTTAATAAGAAACCTGAGTATCCATTCATTAAGATTGGAGAGGAGCTGACTTCTGGTAGAACGATTTCTAAAGACGCTATCGGTAAAATGCACAACCTTACTCTTCATATCTGGAGCGATTACGATAGCTCCTTTGAGGTAAAGAACCTAACTGACTTCCTTGTAGACTTATTAATAAACTCACCACTTCAACTAGAAGAGGGTTTCTGTATAGGTAAGAAGGAGTTAGACCACGTTCGTTATACGGAGGCTGCCAATGGCACTTACAAAAACGAGCGAGCATATCTATTCTTAGACTTCGAGGTAATCGATTCTACAATAGACCCCTATTAAATATTAAAGGAGACTTTTAAATGGAAGCATGCAAATCTAGCTACATTCGTGGTACGGCAGTATTAATCGAGGTACAGAACGACCTTGGCGAATGGATTAAAGTAGCAGCACAACGAGGCGGTACATTAAACCGTACAGCGGCAACGTTAGACGTATCTAACAAAGAAGGTTTCGGATGGGACGACGCCGAAGCTGGTAACAAGTCTTGGTCAATCGACTGTGACGGATTGTTCGTAGAGGACAACGCAGGTTTCCAAGCGCTGAACGCAGCTTGGGTTAACGGAGACTGTGTACGTGTTCGTGTTAAATTCCCTAGCGGATTAACTTACGTAGGACAAGCAATCTTAACTGACTTCCCTTACGAGTTCGGTTACGAAGACGCTGTGACTTACTCATTAACATTCCAAGGTAAAGGTGCTTTAGAAGAGCAACAAGTAGCTCCTACTATCCTACCTAAGAAAATTGAGTTTAACATGGTTACTAAGGAAGTTAAAGTTGGAGAAACTCTTCAAGCAGTTGTTAAATTCACTCCTGAAAACGTATCTGACAAATCTGTGACTTACACAGCATTGACACCAGCGTTAGCTACGATTGACGAAGCAGGATTAATCACTGGTGTTAAAGAAGGAACAGCTTCATTCAACGTTCGTTCAAACGTTAACACTGCCATTTCAGCACTAGTTGATATTGAGGTAAAGCCCGCAGGGGAGTAGAAGCCCCGACCGAGCTTTCGGCAAGTGACACTAACGAAGACTCTGTTACACTAACTTGGAAATAGGACAACCACAAAGGGGCTTTGGGATAGATTCCCTGAGCCCCTTTTTACATAACCAATATTAAAGGAGATTACAACATGATTATAAGATTCCAAGGCAAAGACCTTAACCTACGCTTAACATATAAATCAATCCACTTTCTGGAGTTAGCTTTTGACCAAGACTACGCTTCTTTCATTGCTGAACAAACGCCTTTCAACCAGTCGTTATACATCTTCTGGGCAATGCTTCAGAATGAGGCTGATTATGAAGGAGTATCGGTACTGGATGTAGCAGAGCTTCTTCAAGACTCTCTGGACAGCTATGAGTTCACCTTAGAGGAATACTTCGACAAGGTTAACAGCTCGTACGCTTCAAGTATCCTTGTTAAACAACTATTCAAAAACAACACAAGCTCATTGCCCAGAGGAGGCGGAAGACGAGGACGAGCTTCCGAAGCTAGACGTAAGATACTTTATGGTATTGTGTACAGACTTAGGAATACCTTCCAGCGACTTTTGGACAAGTACACCATATGAGTTTAATGGAATGTTACGAGGAGCTTACCAAAGACAGTCACGAGAAGCTTCACTATTCCTTTCTCTAGTGCAGTCTAAGAAGCCTGTTAAATTAGAGAAGTACCAAGGCTTTGAACTAGTTAATGAAACCAACAAGTCTAAGACTACTAGAGACATGATGGAAACGATGGATGAACTTGATAGAGCGGCCTTTAAAGAGGAAGAGCTATCTAACCTGTTCGACTACTTTGATTAGGAGGAAATTTAAATGGCAGATAAGGAAATGCGAATTAAGGTTAGGGTAGACAACTCTGACTATACAAGTAAGATGAAAGATATGGAAGGCACTCAGTCACGCTTGGGTAAAAGCACTGAGCAGACCACAGGAATCTTCGGTAAGTTCTTCAACAAGCTAACTGGTGGAGCAAGCTTAGCCAATAGCTCTATGTTAGGTCTTGGTAGAAGCTTCCTATCAACAAGCGTTGGATTTGGTACTCTGACAGCTGCTGCTACACCTATGGCCGCTGCTGTTATGGGAGCTGCAGAAGCTACTAAAGCTGCTGGACGCTTTGCTATAGATTCCATCAAGGACTATTCAAACTTTGAAGGAACACTTAAACAAGTACAGATTATTGCAGGTGGTACACAAGCCGACATGGACATGCTTGGTGACACGGCTATCGAAATCGGTGGTAAGACTTCCAAAGGTGCTCAAGAAGTTGCCGAAGCCATGGTGGACTTTGCTAAGCTAGGTTTTACAGCTAAGGAAACTTCAGAGGCTATGAAAGGTATCGTATACGCTGCCGAAGCTTCTGGTTCAGGCGTACAAGAGACTGCTGGAATCGTAGCAACAGCGCTTAACGTATGGAATCTGGAAGCCTCTAAGGCAGAACATGTTGCCGACGTTTTAGCTAAGACAGCTAACGAAACGGCCGCTGACATGCAGGATATGGGATACGTTCTACAATATGCTGGTTCATCAGCTTCCCTAGCAGGAGCTTCTCTGGAAGACCTTTCAGCTATGGCAGGTATCATGGCAGACAATGGTATCAAAGGTTCTAAAGCAGGTACATCTTTACGTACAGCCTTCACTAACCTTATCAACCCAACAGACGGTGCTGCCGCTGCTATGGAAAGCTTAGGAGTACAGTTTAAAGACGCAGAAGGAAAAGCACGTCCTACGATGGATGTTATCTACGACTTACAAGACGCTGTTAAAGGTATGGATGATATTCAAATCCAAGAGCTTTCAACAATCCTATTCGGGAAGCCTGGTGCGGCGGGTATGTCGTTTGTACTTAAATCCACTAAGGAGCAAGTGCAAGACTTATCAAAAGCTTTGGTAGACTCTACTGGTACAGCTGCTAAACAAGCTGCCGAAATGCGTGAGACAATGGCTGGTCAATTAGACCAACTCGGAGACTCTGTGGACGCTATTAAATTAAAAGTTGGTAGAGCGTTTACCGACATGTTTGCGCTAGACGCTGTTAAAGGATTCAACAAAGCTCTCGATGGAGTTGATGAAGGCCTGTCAAACTTTGGTAAAGGCTTCAAGCGTACAAGCGACTTACTGGAAACATCTAATGGATTAATCTCAGGTACTAAGGACGCTAACAAGTTTGTAGAAGCTGTTAGAGACGCAGGTACTAACCTTACAAACATTCCTTTCCAAGAGTCTTTAGCACAGTCTCAAGTATGGGGAATCGGAATCTCTAAAAGAGCTTATGAAACTAACGAGGTTATGTATCAGCTTAACAAAAGCATTCAAGAGTTCAGCTTCCTACCAGACGACTGGGAAGGCAAGTGGGGACAGGCTTCAACAATCCTTAAAGATTCTGTAGGTCAAATGGAGTTGAAACTTGCTTCAGCAGCAGCTAAAGGTAAGCCTGGCGGAGAAGCTGATATTTCAGGTATTATGACCCAGACTATCCAAGAGAATCTACCTGCCTTGCAAGGAGCTTTAAATGAACAAGTAGCAGTTTTCGGAACAGCTAACCAAAGCCGTTTAGACGCCTTGCAGACATTCTTCACTAATGAGAAGACTTTAACTGATGAGCAGAAGTCCATTATGATACAAGGTGAATTAACTCACGGCCAACAGTTATCAGACACTATTGAGACTAACAATACTAAGATTCTCGAGCTATACCAAAGCTTAGGCCAACAGGATTATGAACAACGCCAAGAGACTGGTGCCGCTATAAATGCATTGCAACAACAGAACTCTGAAATCCTGCAAAACATCGCTACAACTGAGTCAAGTAGTATTGTTGAAACACTGAAAGCACAGGCTAGTAGCACTGGAACAATCACTCAACAAATGGCCAATGATTCTATTACAGCCGCTAATCAACAATATTCTGAAACTGTAGCAGCAGCCTCTAAACAGTATGTTGAAACTGTTAGTTCAATTAACCATATGTCAGATGAATCTATAGCTGCCGCTGGAACAACTAGGGACGAGCTTATCGAAAAGGCACGTCAACAGATGGTTGGTACAGTAGACCATGCTAAGACTCAGAAAGAGCAGACGGTAGGAGAAATCCAAAAGATTGCCGACAAGTCTGAGGAAGTTGACGGAACGCATATCCAAATCAACGCTGACGCAGATACTTCTAGCGCAATGGAAGAGCTCGGCCAATTAGCTGCTAGAATTAACGACGTGTTCAGAGCCTTTGGAGAAACTGCTGGTAAGATTCAAGGCGGTATTGATGGCTTTGAGAGCAAGCTTAAACAAGCGGATAAATGGATTGCAGGAAAGGTTGGCGGAATCTTCAAGGCTCGTGGAGGACTTACTTCAGGCGTTGGTTACGGAATTGGTGGAGGCAATGCACAATACTCTCCAATGGCTACCGCAGTAGGTGTCGGAACACAGTTAGGACAGGGCGGTATCAATCAGGGCGTAATCCATAACGAGCGAGGAAGAGAAGTTACAATGCCTATCCAAAATGCTACTTACATGAGACCTTTCGCAGCTGCTGTGGCCAATGAGCTTCAAGCAATGGGCGGAGGACTTGGTGGCGGAGGCGTTCAAGAAGTTATCGTTCCATTGTACATTAACGATAGAGAATTTGCAAGAGCTACTAACAAAGCTATGACAGAGGAGCAGCAACGTGTCAAACGTATCGCTAACCGAGCTGTCGGCAAAAAGTAAAGGAGACGTTTAAATGACATGTTCTAATAAACCTAATTACACTCCGTTTAAATTACAAGGTCTAGCCCCTACTAAACAGTGGGGCTTAGGCCGTTCTGCTAGTTATGAACGGTTTAACCCAAATGAGTTTCACGCCTTAGAGGACGAGGTTAAGATTACTTTCCCAGTGGACTTTAGAGGAAAGGTTAAAGGAAACTCTAACCCAAACCCTTCACGAGGATTTAGCCACGCCAGTCAAATCTACCGTGAAAATGTTTTAAGAGGAAGTCAATTCCTTTCTAAGCCTTCATTACTATTTAATGGAGCAGTATATAATGAGAAGACACTTTACAATGGAGCTATGGTAGCCTCTACTCAAGAAGTTAACCAAGGATTAATGTTCTATTGGGAAGACTTTATCAATCCTGACCCAAGAATTAAAGAAGGTGACATGGTAACTTTCTCAGTAGATGTCCGAAGCACTGGAGAAGATATACCAACAGGAGCTGTGGCCTTCAAAGGAACTTCTAACTTTGAGGAATACTATAAAGTCCTTGAACAACCTATCACAAAAGAGTTTACAAGAATCTCATTCACAACTCGTTTCCTATCGAAGGAATGGGAATGGGACGAAGCCTTTGGGATGTTCTGGGGAGTAGAGAATGTTCCTGTTACAGATTACCCAATGTTCCAATATGACAAGGATAAGTTAGTTGGATTTATTCAGGCTCAAGAAAGTGTTCAACTAGAGTTCTCACGGCCTATGGTTTCAACTATCGGAAAGACTGCTTACATTGAGTCTGGGGACGACATGTTCTCTAACAACAAATGGGACTGGTCTAAAGCCGTATCTAAAGGTCGTTTAAATGAATTTGATGGTAAGTATAACACAAACGGAATCAAACAAGACTGGGCAATGCCTGAGTTCATTCCTATTTTCAAAGGCTCTGAGAGAATCCACTTCTACAAAAAGACTACCCTAACGGAAACAACGGACGCTGGACATGGCTATGGTAAAATCCTATTCTACAGCGCTGCTAACGAAGATTCTTACATGAATGTATATAAGAAGTTCCCTCATGAGGCTGGCGTATACGGTGGATACGCTGCTGAAGTAGAAGTGCCTATTGGAGCTACTCACTACCGAGTTCATATAACTTCAGAAAGAGGAAAGGCCACTACAGAAGCCTATGTACAATCTTCTGCTAACGACTGGTCAGAGTTTAGCCAAGAGTGGTACGACGGACTGTCAGGAAAGCTAGATGGAAAGACTGCCAGAGCTGAGACATTCTATCGTAAAGAAATGGTTGAGATGGAGTTTGAGCTACACTTTGCGGAAGCTGTACAGAAAGCTTTACCAAACATCTTCAAAGGACTTACTACTGACGCTGAGAAGCAACAAAGACTTCGTGATATTGCTTATCAATTCGATTCAACAATGATTGCACGAGGCCGTGGCCAAGGCAATAACTTAGCTGATTGGATTTTCTATAGATGGGCTCCTGACGGCTCTATTGAAGAGCAGACAATGAAGCAGTTTAGAGGCGAGGGTTTAACTTCAGTTACCCATCCGTCAAGTTATCAAGAATGGATTAATCCACAAGGTAGGATTGTAACGTCTCTACGCTCTAACCGAATCATTCCTAACTCAATGTATATGGGAACTGATACGTTAAGTGGTAAGTACGACCCTAAATTAACAACGCTTCAGTTAGAAGTTAATGGGGAGCTTGTTGATAAGAAGGCTACCTTAGATAAGACCTCAGAGGTATTTACATTTACAGGTCTTAAAGGATTCTTAAAGCCTGAAGATAAGGTTAGGATTGCTGGATGGAATAACCGTAACAACCAATGGTCAATCACCTACTCTAATGTTCTTATGGGAAACACTCCAGAAAACGTTGCAGAGTTTAACGAACGAGCTTTCGTTGAAGCTGATTACCTAGTTACAAACATGTCTGTTATCGTAACTCAATCACAGATGGATGAATGGGGATTTAACCCTAATTTACCAGACTACCGAATTGAGTCGCTAGAGCGGCCAGCAAGTCGTACTGAAGAGTACATGATTAACTCAATGGTACAAGTAACACATGCCTATGATATCTACGGATTTGTTGAAAGCAACTACCCTGAGTTTTTCGGAGACTGCTATACCTTTGACGATAGAATAAGAAAGATTAATGAGCGAATTAAACAGTTTAACATTGTCGCTACTACTTATTCAGAAGAGCCTTGGGAAGATGGTAACCCGACAATCTTTATCAGTGCTGAGGCTAGAAACCCTGACAGAGACTACGATGTTAAAGCTGAGATTAACCAAACAGTTGAGCTTCAAATTAACAATTCTAAGGGACACTTTATTCATCCTAACGGTTATATATACGTGGGATTCGCTCGTATGCCAAGAAGCGACCGTGAGACAGGAATCTCTGTAGAAGCTGAATTAAGCTTTGACTTCACGATGGACAGACAGTACGACAGCCTTCCAAGAGTCTTCCGATACAACTATCAGAAGCAGCCTTGGTTCTTGTTTGTAAGAAACATTAACAGAAGCGTTCTTGCACCTAAAGTAAACACTCTAACTCCTATTAACGGAGGCACTAGACGTTATAACTTTGGAGCTACAGAAGACGCTCGGTATATCTCAATGGACTGCTTTATCAAAGCTCCTGCTGAAGAGGATATGCCTAAGTTGATGGAAGAGCTTGCTGACTTCCTAGACGTTGGAGAAACGGTAATCCAATTCTCTGATAACAAAGACCGCTACTACAAGGTTATGTTAGATGGCTCGACAGACCTTTCTCAAACGCTTCATGTAGGAACGTTGACACTGACTTTCGTACTGCTTGAGAATACAGCCATCGGTGAAGAGGTTGTAGAAAGCTTTGACATAGACAGCACGACAGGTTCAGTTCCATTCATTGAGCTTGAGAACATGGGTACGGCAGACGCTTACCCAACCTACCAACTGACCTTTGAAGAGCCTGTAGGATATGTTGACCTAATCGGTACCGACACCTCCGCCAACGTGTCAATTGGAAGACGCCCTAAAGACAATGAAGACGAGGTTAAAGTAGACCTTCGTCCACGTAAATTCTACAGTAAGTTTACCTCTACTGATGGAGCTGGTTGGACGGCCATGAATGACACTCATTTGCCACAGATTGAAGGATACCAAACTAAGCTCCAAGGAACTGTTCAAAGAGTTAATGGAATGGCAAATCAAGACAAGTGGAACTATGGTGACACTAGCCACAGAGGCTGGCATGGAGCGGGTATCATAGCTAACCTTCAAAAGAATCTTGACGACTTCTATATGGAGGCTTCCATTGTAGCTACAGGAAAACCAGTTAAGACTTCTGCCAATGCCATTTTCTTGATATTCTATGATGAGAACAATACTCCATACGCTTATACTAAAGTTGGTACACGGCCTCAAGAAGGTAACTTAGATAGCTACGTAGCTTATGCTGGTGACTGGGGTAAACGTAAAGTGGTTAACAACGGAGCTAAGTGGAAAGACTTCTGGGGCAAGGTTTCAGTACAGCGTAGAGACAATCGCTGGAGACTTATCGTAGGCCAGTACAAAGACCGTAGATACAGCCCTTCACCTGAAGCTTCATTTAACTTTGGTCAAAACATGTTGAAAGATACTAGAGACACAGGTTGGTTCGACTTACCTCCAGAAACTTGGGGTAAGAAGTTTGCAAGGGTTGGAATCTTCTTCGGACAGTATTCACATCGACCTAAGCTAGGCCACTTATCAGTACGTAGACTAATTGTGTGGGAAAACCTTGAGGAGTATGGAGAAACTCCTTTAGAAGGAACTCCAATCATGTTCCATGAGGGTGACACAGTTGTAATTGACTCAAGCAAAGCTCAAACATACCTTAACGGAGAGCTTACTCCATCACTTGTAGACCCTATGACCGACTGGTTCCCAATTACCAAAGGCGATAACTACATTGGAGTAAACAACTTCAAAGGCAAGATTGACATAGTATATAACGAACGATTTAAATAAGGAGGAAAAAGTATGATTACAGTATTAAACGCAAACGGACAAACAGTAGCACACTTTGTCAACAACGTTAGCGAAGGAGTACCATACTTTGAGCCTACTTTGACGGAGAATATAGAGACGTTGGTATCAACGTTCTCTTTCTCTGTTCCTTTAGACTGTGATGAAAGCCAGTATCTAAAAGGCTTGAATAAAGTATTAGTAAAGGATAAGGACGGAGATTTAAGACAGTTTAATATCATTCATACGGAAGAGGTTTTCCAAGAAGTTGACTCACGTATTCTAGTGGAGTGTGAAGACTTCTCAATTAGCGAAATGAATGACACTGTAATCTATCCTTTCAATGGGCACAACTTAGGAGACACTTTAACAAAAGCCGTGCAAGGTACTGGATGGAGTGTTGAGTATTCGGCAGACACTTGGCAAGAAGTAGAAGAACCTTTCATACTAGCTGATTACACAAACATGCGAGAAGTGTTCGGAAACATTCAGAAAACGTATGATGTAGACTTTAAGTTTACTGCTGAGAGAACAGCTTTTAATCAGACTAAACGGATTGTCAAAGTCTATAAGAACAGAGGCGTTCAGACAGGCCGTTACTTCACCTATGACAGAGACGTTTTAGGAATCACTCGTGACGTGCGGTATGATACAATCAAAACAGCTATCCTACCTTACTACACAGGCGTTGAAGGTAAAGTATGGACGCTTAAAGGAATGGTTCCAGTTAACCCTATTGAAGGTATTACCAAGGATAAGGAAAGCCCTTTGGTAGTCCATAATCAAGCACATGCAGACTATGATGAACCATTCTTCTTTAAAGCAATGCCTTTCAAAGCTTCATCAACAAACCCTGAACAAGTATATCGACAAGGTGTAGAAGAGCTTTTAAAACACATTGCCCCAATCTATACTTACACTGTTAATGTAATCCTTCTAAATCGTGTCCAAGGATGGGAAGGGGAAACCTTAGCACTTGGCGACACAGTATGGATGAAAGAGCGTGTAGGCTCTCGTGAAATTGGTCTGGAAGCACGTGTTATTGAATACATTTATCACGAAGACGACCCAAGCCTTGATGAAGTAACCTTTACTAACTTCCGTGAGATTGACACTTACGACACCTCTGACATTGCAGGTATCCGAGACGCTTTGAACGACCTTAAAGACCAAGTAGGCTCTAACACAGTTATTATCGAAAGCACTAGAGAACAGATTAGCAAGCTTGAGGAAGGCCAATCAGGTATTATTGAAGACTTAGGAAACAAGAACTCCATAAGTATTGGAGACACTCCTAAACCAAACCCTATTGACGGAGACACATGGTTCTCAACACGTGTTAACGAAGCTGGCCAAACAATCCATGAGATTAAAGTTTGGGACGGCGTTGAGAAGGTATGGAAGCTTTCAATGGATACCTCTAAAGCCTTCGAAGCAGAGGATACTGCTAAGGCTGCTCAGAAAGACGCTGAGGAATCTCTCGACAAGGCTAACCAAGCTGTGAAAGACGCTGACACTGCTAAGACAGCTGCTCAAGAAGCTTTGGACAGATACAACAACCTTATGATTAGTGGCCGTAACCTTGCGCTAAACTCTCAGAAGATTACCACTCCTGATAGAGCTCCTAACACTACCTCTCGGCATAAAAATATTCCATTAGCTATTGAAACTAAACTTTCTACCAATTATAAGTTAGGTTTTAAATATAAGCTTACTTCAGGAACTCTTCCTAGAGGGATTACAGTTGGAGTGCGTAACACTTCTAACAATGCTTGGGCGTCTAATTTAGTAACTGTTCAAACTGAAGGTAAGGAAGAGGGAGTAGCCTACGCAAACTTCACTACTACAGGAGTTGTCGGAAACGCGCTTTTAATCTATCAAGGAGTCGTAGGAGAAGTTAAGAATGAGGATAACTTTGACTTTACAGAAGTCTACCTTGTAGAAGGTGATAAGATAGGAGATTGGCAACCAGCTCCCGAAGACGCTATCGCAAGCATTACAAACATCAACGGTGAAATCACTTCTCTAGTAACTAAGACAGATGGATTGGAAACAAGCTATAGCCAAATCTCACAAACGGTTGATGAAATCCAGTTGACAGTTGGTGACAAAGCTGATAAGAGTCAAATCACACAGCTTCAAGACCAGATTAACCTACGAGTTGAGAAAGACGACGTAATCAACCAGATTAACGTTTCTAACGAGGGCATTATCATCGACGGTGCAAAGGTTCAGATTACAGGTAAGACTTATATCGAAGACGCTGTTATCACAGACGCTATGATTAGTGACTTATCAGCTACTAAGTTAACAGCAGGTGTTATTGACGCTTCTAAAATCAATGTAACAAACATTGACGCAAGCCAAATCAAAGCTGGTACTATCCAAGGTATTGACATAATCGGTTCTAAGATTACTAACCCATTTGAAATAGGCTCAGAAGGATATACACTAGATGGTCAAACTGTTATGGAAAGAGCGCAGGTTAAAATTGACTACAGCGTTTCAGAAACTGGTCAAAAAGGTTGGTCAATACTTCATGCAAGAGGTATTCAAAATCAGCTGCTTAACCAAAATGGTACCATTAACTCGTTTTCATCTCTTGCTTCAGATGGATTATCCATTCAAGATTCTTTAGGAAATAGTGGTTACTTATCAGCCGAGTTGCTAATGCAGTTCTCCAACACTGGCAAGAAGATTTACCCCGGAAATTCGTGGGTAACTAACACTGATAGAATTGTCCCATCATTGACAATGAACAAATGTGCTATTGGATGGTTGTTTTTATGGCAACCTTACGATACTACTGGTGGTAAGCCTTATACATGGGACTATACTTACTACTTAGTTCCTAAAGCTCATGCTAACTTTAACAGTGGTAAAGGTATTAATATGCGACTACAAGGCGCAGGTAAAGGTGGAGGAGCAGATGATACTGTGTATAAGTATGTATACGTATCTAATGACTCTATAACAGGAACGGCCAATAATGGTACTGGGAATGGAGCTAAATGGGTTCTTACCAGTGTATTTTCAGTTTAAAGGAGGGATTATTGTGAGAGTTTGGATTGAGGATAAGATAGGATTCTTAACAGGCTACACTACAGAGCCTATGGAAGGATATAAATGTGTTTACATTGACCCTTCCGAGTCTTTAGAAATGCTTGGTGGAATGCTTGATTTCCACAACTACTACTATGATGGTGAGAAAGTATTTAGAGACACTAACAATGACTTCCAAAAGTTCTTAGAAGAGGAAGCTGCAAAGCCTCCTGAACCTTCTAAGGAAGAGATGGCAGAAAGACTTGCTAAGTTAGAAGCACTTTTAGCAGACTTGCTATAAAGCTTTGGGAGGGTAGTGGGAATAATATTAGAAAGGAGATTCATACATGGTTAAATTAAACGATGTACTAAGCTATGTCAATGGCCTTGTCGGAAAAGGCGTGGACGCTGACGGATGGTATGGTACGCAATGTATGGACTTGACAGTAGACGTTATGCAACGCTTCTTCGGATGGCGTCCGTACGGTAATGCGATTGCTTTAGTTGACCAGCCTTTACCAGCTGGCTTCCAAAGAATCCGTACCACAAGCTCTACGCAAATCAAAGCTGGTGACGTTATGATATGGGGCTTAGGATACTATGCTCAATATGGTCACACAGGTATCGCAACAGAGGATGGGAGAGCTGACGGAACCTTTGTCAGTGTTGACCAAAACTGGATTAACCCAAGCCTTGAAGTAGGCAGTCCAGCAGCTGCTATTCATCACAATATGGATGGAGTTTGGGGAGTTATTAGACCTCCTTACGAAGCTGCTTCAACGCCTAAACCACCTGCACCAAAACCAGATAAACCAAATCTAGGACAATTTAAAGGAGACGATGATATTATGTTCATCTATTACAAACGCACTAAGCAAGGAAGCACTGAGCAATGGTTCGTTATTGGAGGTAAACGTATCTACTTACCAACAATGACTTACGTAAACGAAGCTAACGACCTTATCAAACGATATGGTGGAAACACTAACGTAACGACTTACAACCACGACAACTTTGGATTGAAGATGATGGAAGCAGCTTTACCACAAGTTAAAGTATAGACATTAAGAAAAGCCCAAGGGAAGGTTACTCCCAAGGGCTTTTTTGTTTGTATTCAAAACAGTATTTAAGATTGCTTCTTGTGCTGTGTCAAAGCATTACTAATCGCTTTAGTTAGTTCTGAGTAAGATTTGGAAGCTTTCTCAGATTGTATTCCGATGTTTCTAAACGAAGCTAGCGGAATGCTTTTCTTACCTGTAATATCGCTTTTCTTAATAACTCCAGCCGTGATTTCTGAAGCGTCAAATGACTTCGGAAGCTTGTAGAAGTTATCGTTACGGTAGTTTAAAATAGTGTTTCGACCTCCTCTAAGGTGTACTCAGTTTGTGGAGTAGCTTCATCAACAGCTTTCTGCTGAGCCTTCTCAATAGCTACACTCATGAAGCGTTCCATATAAAGCAATCGAGCCTGACTGTATGAAAGTGTTGGATAACGTGCGTTTCCTCGGTAGTCTGCAACAGCCATCTCCAAGAATATCTTCAAGGCTTCTGCACCAAAGCGTTCAATATCCTTCTTCATGATTGCTCGTAAAGTCTGTAGGGAAGCGTTGATGGGAACTCTCCCATACTTCTGTTGGTTAAGGTGTGCCACATACTCCATGAAAGTCGTAGTATTCCACATTGATACAGGGGCATTCTGCCAATCCTTTGTGTCAACCTTGTTACCCTCAGCGTCTTTATAAAGCTTATTCTCTTTAGTTCTTATCCAAGCCATAATAAAACCTCTCCTTAAATCTTTGATAAATCCATCATAGCACATGCTTGGCGTATTGTCAACACCTTTTGCACAACTTTTACAAAGCAGTTTCAAAGGCGACTGAAAGGAGTCCTTTAGGCAGTGAGGAAACTTCCGAACGCCTTTCTACTATACTATATGCTATAGCTATGCTTAAACCTAAAGACCTTACGGTCTTAAAGTTCAAGTAATAAGCTTCGTTAACACTTCAGCTACAACCTCCTAAAGTCGGTTGTGAAAATCTTTAATAAGCTTCTCTTTCTCTCTCTCTAAAGACTATTATACAACATTCTAAAAAATCTGTCAAGCGATTTTGTAGAAGAACTTTTATGGATTATGTATTTGTAAGGTTGTTGTAATCTTTGTAACAAAACTGTAACAATAAACTTTATAAAATGTTCAAAACAGCTTGACTTTTACATTATAATATGCTATACTAATGAAGTAGTAAAGATGAAGAAAACAACTTAGGAGGAAATTAAATTATGGCTAAAGGTTTAGAAGCAATCGCGCAAGCAGCACAAACACAATCAAAAGGTTCTGGTGAGCAATCAAAAAAGACTTACCTTAAAAAAGGACAAAGCATTCGAGCACGCATTCCAGAAGACATCTTGGAAAACTTACACGTAAACCAAGTGGTATCAGTATTTGAACCGCAAGTGTTACCTACTTTATCATACCATGCAGAAGGTCGTACAGACGTGCGTGACTTGTATCATGAAGCAACTGAAATCATGTTAGCAGACCACCGCGCTAAAGTTGAATCAGGGGAAATCGAACGTGGTTCACAAGCTGATAAAGACTCTTATAAAGCAGCTCGTATCTTAACTCCAAAACCACTTATCTTATTCGGTGTAATTCCTTTGGCAGACTTCACACAAGGAACTAAGAAAACTAACACTTACCCAGCTGGTGAGCCAATCTTATTAGAAACTAACTTAGGCCGTGACAATGCCAACATTGACGCCTTAACTAACTTCTTATCAAAAGAAACTAACGCTAAGAAATTCCCTAAGAAAGCCTTTGAGATTACTTGCGAAGCGGCTAACCGATACACTTTCACACATTTAGACGACGAAGACTTAACGCCTGAAGAATTAGAAGTGTTCAAAGCTACAGAAGGCGCTACAGTCCCTGAAGAAGATTTCGAAAACGCAATCTTTGAAAGCACTATTGAGCGCCAAATTGAAGACTTGAAGAAAATTGGTTTCGACACAACTCGTTTACCAAACTTACCTACAGCTGCTCCAGCCGCTGACAAAGGCGCTGACGAAGTTGGTACAGTAGACCCTTCAGGAATTGATTTCTAAAAACCATATGAGGGGCTTCGGCCTCTCTCCTATTATAGGGAGGACATAAAGCATGAAGAAAGACACACCAAAAGTGAATCCAATTAAGTTTACAGAAGAGGATTACTTCCGCCTATTACAGACAGTCGTTATGACAAACACTTTCATCGGCTCTCTATCAGCTGGCTTCCAAGGTAAAGAACGCTTAGAGAAGATTACTAAAATCGCTGAGAACATGTTCGTTCTTAACCGCTTGATGGAATCTGCTGAAAGCAATGGTGAAGACTGGGGCGACGAAATGTTGCTAGACTCATTATACACGGATTCAGAAGTTCTTGTAACTAAGTATAAGCACCTGTTGTCAGAAGACCAGTTAGAATCTATTAACAACTCTATCAAAAACTTTGCAGAATCAGCTGAGAAAGCTCGCAAAGAAGCCTACGAAGAAAAGGTCGCACAAGCCGAAGTAATCGACTTTGAAAAGGCCAAGAAGAAACGAGGCAAATAGCCATGCGTAAATTAGAGTTCTTTACGAAAGTAATTGCAGAGCCCATAGATAAGCAAGGGTTGTACCCACATCCTTTATCAATCACCTTCTCAGACACGTTTTACCGAGACGACTTTCCTGAGAGCAATATCTATGATGAAGCAGTATCAGAAACATTATGGAATGCTGCTTACGAAATTATTCATAATGGCATGGCAAAGGCTAAGTCAGTGAAGACTTTTATAACTGTATTTAACCCAGACACCTTAATGGAAGGTACTATGGTATATGAAGCTGTTCCAGAAGACCTGCAAGTAGCTATTGACACAGGAGTTGTAGAAAATGTCGAGTGGGAAGCTAGAGAGTCAGTATTCCAACACGACTTACGTTACTTCTTCAGAGGATGGCATGGATTATAGTAAGTTTAAGATAGGCGACACAGTAATGTATCAGGGGCAGCTTTGTGGAGCAGGTACTGTTATCAACGGCAATACCTACACTGTTGTACAGCTTACCGCAAAGCCTCGTCACGCCTTTATCATAGATGAACACGGCAACAAGAAGCTTATCCAAATGGGTTTCAACTTTGCTAAAATAAAAGAAGCTTAAAAAGTGTTCAAAAACGCTTGACAAAAGCTTTAAAATATGCTATAGTATTATATGTAAGGCGGCACTACTACGGTTTGTCGTAACATAGTTCGAGATGCTTCTCGGCTATAGCGGTCTAGGGCTACAGATTGCTCCCGCCTGTGGGCTGCTGTAAAAGGAAGTAAAAATAATAGCAGGAGTACCTACCCTTGAGGGTATGAGAGGGCGTAGCAGAGGCGGTGACGACTGCCTCGTTCATGCGTTGTAAGTGTAATGGCTGCACAATGGTCTCCAAAACCATTAGAGAGGGTTCGACTCCTTCACAACGTGTTCAAATAAGTATTATGGAGGTTTGTGGAATGAATGTTGAAAGTCGAAATAGTGAGAAAGCATGGAACCGTGCCATTGTGAAAGCTGAGCAGGAAGCTGCTAAGAAGAAAATGGAACGCCTTGCTAAAATGCGTGCCAAAGCTAAACGTAAATAGTTTCATCAAGTAGGTAAGATGGATTTCTTATCTGCTAGTACATAAGGGAAGTCCCCGACTGCAAAGGAGAGTTAGCTACTCACCAAAGCCTCGCCCGACATCCCTAACCAGTCAGTTAGCATAGTTTAGGTTAATGCACAACAGTCTTCCTATAGCGCTTGTCGGAGGCTGATTGGGAAAGGGGTTCGAATCCTCTACTGGCGCCTTACATATTTCCTCAGTAGGGCTATATAGAAGTGAAAAGAAACGTAACGTGCTTTTATATGGTGTGAAGAAGAGGTTGGTAAAGGGAACGCTCAATAATCCTTTACTGTAAAGCTTAGTCCGTAGCGTGCTAAACGACTAGGAGCGGAGCATTTTGTTATCCATAGGAGGGTAGTAGCAATCCTCGGCCAAAACTAGCTACACTCGTGATGGGAGGCGTCCAACTGCCTCGGCCAAAAGGTTGAACATTACCGATACGCTGTTAACAATGGCCTTTAGGGAGGCTACCAACAGCGAATTAGCCAAGAAGTCTAGAGTAGCTCCCTAGTGAAGTCTTCCGAAGCTGGAGTTGGCTACCAGTGGCCTTATACTTGGGATACAGAATGTTGTCCACCTTGGATAAGTTCTGTGAGGCGGTTCGATTCCGTCTATAAGGCATTGGCTGTTTATCAGCTTATTCTAAAACACCTCTTTCATAAGACATTACCTCCTTTCGATTAGAGCAGCCTGTGGAATGGCTGTTCTTTTTTTTGTTCAGAAAAACTTGACAAAGTTTTAATACTGTGTTATGATTGATTCATCAAAGAGTTAGAGGAGGCCGACTATTCTTGAGAGAGGTAATTGAGGACTTAAAAGTAGCCGTAATCTTAATATGTGTGGTAAGCTTACTTTATATTTGCCTGTGGAATATAGTTCCAGTAGCTTTGTTTACGTGTTTTGTTGTATTCATTTGGATATGTGTTTTAATAAGTTGGGTTTATTCATTAATGTAGAGGAGAGGTATTATGGAAGAATTAGTAACAATTTCATATAGCGAGTACGAAAGACTGTTGAAGGCAGAGGCATTTCTAAATGCTTTGGAAGCAGTAGGAGTAGACAATTGGTCAGGGTATGGAGACGCTTGGGATATGTATGAAGAGGAGGAAGCATAAAGTGAATTTAAAATGGATTGAAGACTTGGTTGATGTATACCTAGATTTAAATAAGCTTCCATATAATCAACGTATAGAAAACCAGAATAAGATTGCAAAAGTTATCAATGGTCTAAGGGAGCAGTTAGAAGGCCCTTACGATGAAGTTGGCTTAAATGATACTCAAGTAGTATTTAACAAAGTGTTTAGTAATGGTTGGAAAGTTCATGTAACCCACTCTCTAAATGGATTCGGACACATGTACGATGAGAATAAACCTTATTCAGTAAATGTAGCAAAGCCTTCTGACTACTTTTTAGATTACCTTACAGTAGGGACACCAGAGGAAGTAAAAGCTATTATCAACGAAGTTAGAGGGTATGAGGAGGATTTATAATGAGCGGAGAGTATGTAGCAATCCGTAGCAATGCCACAGGGAGTCTTTTATATCACACTCAAGAATGGCTTTTCTGGAGAAGTGAGCGTTCTTCAATGCCTTGTAAAAGCATTGAGTACATTGATATGTCTTTGTGTGGTATGGAAAGTTTCTATAAAGTAGTATTTAAAGCTAATGAATACACTTACGAAGAGAATTTACCAATTAGCGCTTATACAGGTATTGAGTTAATTCACAAGGAGGAAACAGAATGAGCTTTAAAGAAGCTTTCAAGGATGAATATGTTGAAATTGACATAAGTAATAACAAAGAAGCAAAAGCTTTCTTTGAAGAAAATGTATATAAAAGGGAAAGAGAAATATTAAAGAAGTCAGAGGGCTTGTTTAAATGTATTAAGGAGGAAGCCTAATGGAAACCATGTACACAGTTGTTTATGAAAACCACGTAGAAAGCGAGCCATCGCTTTGTGGAGGAAGCTTCTTGACGAACGCTCCAAAAGATGATAAACTAACCATTATGATTTTCGGTACAAGAGTATTTGAAGTGGAGTTTATTGACCATGCGGAGAAGAAAATCTACGCAACTAGAATTAGATAAGGAGTGGTAATATGTGGAACCAGTGGACACTTTACTGGATGGATAAGGAAACATCTGAGGAAGGTAACTTCAAGATTCCTCAGCCAAACGCTTTGTTTATTGGAATGCCTATTGACATTGACGAGTACCGATACACTGTGACAGCTGTATCAACACCTACTAAAGAGGTTTGGACAGAACGTATTCCATTCGATTTTGGCCCTAAGCCACCTTGGGAACACTAAGATATATTTTACTGGAGGTTTATTAACTAATGCTTGATACAATTCACTTAACAAAGGATATTAAAATCCATGTAGACATTCAGTCTTACCTAGAGCGTTTTGAATGGGAACATGCGAAGTGGACTGAAGACCGTTTAATAGCGGCCTCTCCTTTCCGTTCGGACAACCATCCAAGTTTCTTCGTAAACTATAACAACGACTGGGCAGGCACTTGGGGAGACTCAGGTACTGGCGATTCAGGAAACTTCATACAGCTTGTAGCAGAGCTTCACGACACAGATTATGAAACAGCTTTTGAAATGCTGAAAGAAGAGTTTTGGATTAGACCTTACGAAGCTCCTTCAATATCTGTTAAGCTAGGCGTTAAGAAAGAGAAGTCAATCTTTGATATACCTGTTCATAATCCATCACCATATCTATTAGGAAGAGGAATCTCAGAGGAGACACAACAGCTTTACCGAACCTCTGAGGACGAGTATAAAGTATGTCTTCCATACATTAACGGAATGGGATTAGCAACAGCTTTAAAATACCGTCGGACAGACTCTAAAGACTTCTTCTATGAGGCAGGTAACAATCATTTGAAAAGCATGTTGTTTGGCTATCACGCAATCTATGTAATGCTTCCTAAAACTGTTGTTATATGCGAGGCTGAGATAGACGCTATGACAGCATATGAGATGGGATTCGTAGGTATTTCATTAGGGGCTGCTAACCTTATTGAAAACCAAGTGGAACTCATTAAGAAAGTTGGTCTTGACAACATTATCATAGGCACTGATAACGACACTAAAGGAAACTTAGCAGCAGAAGAGATTGACCAAGCCTTTTGGAAGACTCATAAACTATTCCGTTACGAAATGCCTGATGGATACGACTTAAACCAGTATTGGCAAGAGTTTAAAAAGGCTCCACCAATCCGTAAGATAAGCGAACCTAAACTGCTTAGAAGAAAACTATGGTGGGTACAGTAATATAAACTTTAGAAAGAGGCTTGACAAGGCCTCTTTTTTATGCTATCTTAAAGGAGTAGTAAGGAGATGTTAAAATGAAATTGAAGAATTATAAAAAACCTTGGACACAAGAAGATATTGACTATTTAGAATGGTTCTACCAGAACCCTGAAGAAGGCTCCATCAAAAGCGTTGCAGAGTTTTTAGGAAGGACTCCTGAAAGTGTTAAAACTAAGTATTATGAATTACGTAGGCAAGGCCTGTTAGAATACCCATCAAGTATTAATAAGAAATGGACTGAAGAAGAGCGCCAATACGTATTAGACAACTATGGGAAAATCCCTAACAAGGAAATGGCAAGAAAGCTTGGCGTAAGCACTGCCAGAATAGTTCAGTTAAATTGGTACCACACCCATAAAAATAAAAGTGTGAAAGGCCTTGACAAATAGTTACAAACGTGTTACAATAGTGAGGTAGAAATTTTTAGGAGGATTCCAATGAGAAAACAGACCCTTTTGGAAAAGCTTAAACTAGTTACAGGAAAGACAGATAAAGAGCTAAATCCAACTCTTTCACATATACATATTCAATTATGTGGAGGCTCTGGGACAGGTGGTAAGTTCGGCGCCGCTAAAGTTCCATACGACTATTCAGACAACTTCTTATTTAACTCTCCTGCAAGAGTTACCCAAGAGCAAATCTACAAGCAGTTAGAAGTTTATGTGGGAAGCTTCAAGAGAGACTTCATTAAAGACGGTAACGTAAACCAAGATGAACGGCCAATCAAGAATCTATACTTATGGAGTGAGAACAAAGGCAATGGGAAAACTTCTACGGCAGCTGCTCTTCTAAATGAGTATATGTTCATGTCTTGGCAAGCTTCGGTAATCCGTAAAACAAACATGAAACAACCGCCTGCCTACTTCCTTGACGTAAACAGTTTCCAAACGCTTTACAATAAGTTTACTAGAAATGGAATCGCAAAAGACATTGCAGAAAAGACTTCACGAGAGTATTATGAAATGATGGAACTAGCTGAGTCAGCTCCTTTAGTAGTGTTCGATGAAATAGGTAACCGAAGCGCTACTGAAGCTTTCCGAGCAGACCTTCACGACATCATTAACAAACGAATGGTAAACAAGCTTCCATCAATCTTTACAAGTAACCATCCAATTGACTACTTGGAACAAGTGTTTGATGAACGCTTAGCAGACCGTGTACGTGAACGAACTATCGTGTATCATTTCGAGGGCGATTCACATAGAGGAATATAGGAGGGATTAGGATGGCTTCAGTTTCAGCCGAGATGTTATTATCAAAAGTTATAATCGAAAACGATGTGCAGGCTTTAAATAGATATGGAGTAAGTGAGGACTTATTTCAATCTCCTATCCATAAAGAGGCTTACAACTATATTATTAACTATAGTAGGGAAAATGATGGTAATGCACCTGCATACCAAACCCTTCTAAGAAAGGTTCCTGATTTTGATTTCCAAAGCTCTGCGGAAGAGTCTTATGCAAGCCTTACTAAAAGCTTAAAGAACTCTCGTTTACAAGTAGCTACAGCAGCGTTCATAAATGCTGAATTAGGTGAGTTCTGGGAAAACTCAGTTAAAAAGGACGACCCAACAGACTTCATTAACCAGACTATCCACGCCTTAGAAACAATTAAGGCAGAGAACTTAGTTAACGGAGCTAATGGACACCGATTAGAGAAGGCCTCTGAATGGTACCTACAAGAGTTCTACGACCGCAAGGAAGGTAAATCCGTTAAGTTCTGGAACAGCCACTTTAAATCTCTAACAGAGCTTATTGGAGGAGGCTATCAGTCAGGAAACCTTTATACAATCTTTGGTAGAAGTGGTCGAGGAAAATCTACTGTAATGTTAGTAGAAGCATTGGAAGCAGCTATGAATGGAGCTAATGTTCTTTATTACTGTTTAGAAATGCCTAAATACGAGTTCACTTCAAGAGCAGTAAGCTTCTTATCAGCTCGTAAAGAGGTTAAGAAAAGCCGTATCAACGGCTCTGATTATCTAGCAGGATTTAATATTTCAGACATTACAAAGGCTTCATTTGAAGACTTAAACGAAGAACAAGATTTCGTTGACTTCGTTACCAACTTAAATGATTTCATAGAAGGTTCATTCACTTTAAGAGCAGTAGACGATGACGACTTTGTTAATCGCTCTGTTGCCCAGCTCGAACGAGATATAGTAGAAACAGGAGCAGACTTTGTTGTAGTAGACCCAATGTATTATATGCACTATGAGAAGAACACCTCTAAAACAGCAGGTGGAGATGCAGCAGAAACTTCTAAAGCATTAAGAAGACTAGCAGGCCGAACAAAGTCTGTAATTATCGCTGTAACACAGGCTGAGGAAGACTCAAATGAAAAAGGTGGAGACGAGCGTGAATTAAACATTCCAAAACGTTCAAACGTTAAGAAGACAATGGCGTTACTTGAAGACGCTTCTGTAGTATTGGCTTTTGATAGCTGTGATGGAAGATTTGCTTTGGAGATTGTTAAAGGCCGTTCGGGGCATGAAGGAGAAAGTGTTGAAGGTATCTTTCTTCCTGTAATTGGATATGTAGAAGAATCATTATTAGAAGAAGTAGGAAGTGTGTTTGATGGAATCGAATTTTAATAAGGAGGAAGCCAATGAGCTATTACCTATCACAAATGAACAACCTTAAAGAGAAGATTCGCTACGAGAAGACTTCTGTTAAGCTTATCCGAGAAAGCATTGAGCGTATCGGAAAGCCTACAGGAGAATATTCTCTAGGCTACACCGACGCATTGAAGATGGAATTACTAATCCACCAGAAGATGTTAGAAGACGCTCAGGAAGAGTTATTGAAGCTTGAGAAAGAGCGTAATAGATAGGAGGAACGAAAGTGAATTTAACTACGGAAGAGTATATTATAACTAGTAATAAAAGCAGCTCCAAAATATTTAAAGGTGTTCCAGAAGGTTCTAAGTTTAAGGTAGTGTTAAATTTAAACGCTTATAGGGGCTATGGTCAGCAAAAAGAAGAGGTTGAGGTTTGGATTGAAGTAGCCTTCACAAGAGCTGCAATAGCTCATAAGACTACTCTGGCAAATGTTAGGAAGGTACTTAAATCAAACTTACTTCAATATGAGTTAGCCAATAAATAACAATAGTGTTCAAAGGGGCTTGACAAAAGCCCTTTTTTGTGTTATACTAGTCAGGTAGGAAGGAGCTAAACAATGACCGTAACTAATGAACTTTGGAAGCCTTTGATATTCAAGGGAATCCACTCAGACATTTACGAGGTTAGTTCAGAAGGTTTAGTAAAAAACAAGTTGACTAATAGGTTATTAAAGCCCCAAGACTCTGGCTATTTACATGTTAGAATACCTCTTGACGGCAAGTATTATAACGCTAGAATCCATCGAATTGTCGCAGAGACCTTTTGCGAAAGGCCTGTGGGATGTAATGTAGTAAATCACATCAATGGCAATAAGAAGGATAATCGAGCAGCCAATCTTGAATGGATTACTCAAAGAGACAATGTTATCCACTCTATAAGGTTGCGTGAAGAGGAATCTAAAACCCTCACTATGCTTGAAAAAATGGACAAGCTTCTGGAAAAACTATTATCACCAGAGGCTAAAAAAGAGTTTATGGAGGAATTTGTAAATGGCTAAAGGACTAAAGGCAATTAACGAGGCGGCAGGAAAGACTCTAGTAGACACTATCGCAGAGGACTTTGAACGCCAACTAAATAAGTGGGGAGCAACTGGTTATACATACGATAGCGACGTACACCACCAGCTTATGCGAGACTATCTTAAAGTAGTTGACCGAAACCCTTTTGAAGACTTCCCAGAAAACGTTCCAGTATTTCGTTCAAGTGGAACTGGTAAATGCTTACGTGAACAGACTTTGTTCGCTATTGATAAGCTTGAAGGAAGCGACCGAAAAGACCCTCCTAAAATGCAGTCTCACCAAAGCCGTTGGGTACAGATTGGAACCAAGGTAGGGGACATGATTCAGGAACAAGTCTTAATGATGGAGAAGCATTACCAACGCTTCACAAAAGAGGAGTGCCACTTCCGTTTTGAACGAACTGAAGAAGGCTTCCCACACTTTGAAGAGTTCTCAACAACCTTTAAGAAGTATAAGTCAGGACGTATGGAGTTCATTACAGGAGGCTCTATGGACGGCATTATGATTTGGACTGAACCAGCCACTGGAGAAGAGTATCGGGTAGGCCTTGAGGTTAAGTCTAAACAAACTACTCCAGCAGCTACTAGCAAGTTCTCTATGAGACAACCTAACTCAAAACACGTGTGGCAGGTTAAGAACTACGCTATGTTAAAAGACTTAGACATGTATTTAATTGTCTATGTAAACTGCGCTCACAAGTCTTGGGAAATGACTGAAGAAGACTATGCGAAGAATCCAGACTTACAGGTTTTCGGTGTGGATATTACCGAACAAGATAAGAAAGATGTCCGCAATCGTTTCTTCACAGCTATTGAACATGCTCATGCAGGAACGCTTCCTCCTTTAGAGCTCAGTGGATTTACTTTCAGCGACTATAAATACGCCTTGGCAAACAGCCTTACTTACAAGGAGTTAGAAGAGCTTGAGAAGAAAGCTGTATCTAAGTTTGACCAGAAGGCTTTAGAAGAAATCAAGAAGATTAGAGGAGATGTTAAGTAATGAACGAAAGCATTTATGATGGCATTCCAGAAATTGATTTACAAGAGAAGTTCTATGGAGTGTTTATTAAATTCCGTTGTGATAATTGTACTAAACCTCTGGCAATGCATATTAGTGAACTTTCTAAGGAAATGCTAGACGCGACTTATTTACAACGTGAAGAAGGCGAATCTAATGTAATTTTAAAGGACGTTAACACAGGCCTTGAAATGGCTTTTGACTTAACTGATATTGTAATTTACTCTACTAAAGAGATTGAATTAGGCGATACAGAAACATTTCATAGATTCGCTGAACATATGGCTGATATGATGTTAGGAGGCGATTAAAATACGCTTTATTAGTTTTGACGTAAGCAGCGTTTCAACAGGCGTTGCAGTAATTGACAGAGAGCCTTCTGGATACCTTACCCTAATCCATACAGACATCATTAGCACGAACCCTAAGCATAATGTGGGGCGCCGTTTGAAAGACTTTGCTGAAGCTGTTCAGATTCTTCTTGAAACGTATCGTCCAGACTATGTTGTTAAGGAGCAGACAATCGCTCGCTTGGCAACTCAGCACGTCTTATTGAAGTTTGCTGGGGTATTAGAAATGATTGCTTCAAATGAAGGCTTCCCTAAGATTTACGAATACTCTCCTACGACTGTCAAAAAGGTTGTGGGAGGACACGGACGCGCTACGAAAGAAGCCGTATTAATGGGCACTACTAAATACATTAATTGGAATGAGCCTATTGACTTAGTTATCGACGACATTTCTGACGCTGTAGCTATCTGCTTAACACACCTTGACAAAGAGTTTGTGTTAGTTCCTTTGGGAGAAGTTGAGAAAGCTAAAGAAGAGGCAATGGTAGTGGAGGCAGAGGCTTCTAAGTACCTTGAGGAGGAAAGCATATGAAACAGCAATTAAGACTGGCAATTTGTGGAACTTCTCGTGCTGGCAAGGATACTTTCGCTAACGTACTTGAAGATAAGCTTGTTGAAATGGGATTTGCTAAGGCTGATAAACTAGCCTTTGCAGACCCTTTAAAACAGCTCTATAAGAACTACTTCTTTTATAAGGAAGACAAAGAAAAGCCTAGAGACGCTTACGTAACCATTGGCAATGCTATGCGAGAAGTTGATGAGGACGTGTGGATTAACCATCTTCTATTAGCTGCTGACAAAAGCTGGGGAGAAGGAAACTCCATACTGGTTACGGATGTACGTTACGAAAACGAGGCCAAAGTCCTTATGGACAAGTTTGGTTTCATTCTTATTAAAATAGACGCTGACGGATTGATTCGTAAGCAGCGTGCAGAAAGTCTTGGAGAAACCCTTGACTTAAACAACAGCGGAGACGCTGAAGTAGGCTTCATTAAAGAAGACCTGTTGGTAATAAACAACGGAGAGGACGATTTAAAGCAAATGGAACGTTACGCTGAAATAGCAATCAATATGGCTCAGGAGGTTGCTAATGGCTAATTCATTAACCCCTCATAAATCATACTACGAGAGATTAGTAGAGGCGGATAAAAGCAACGACTTCCGCAAGATTTTGATTAGGTTAATGAATAGAGTTATCATGAAAGTAAAGGTTCCCATTGAGGTTAGAGAAGAGTTTTGCATGGACGTACTGACAATGTACTACGAGCGCTTTGGTGCAGTAGACGTTCCAGACAGTCTAGCAAACATCCTTTCAACATACTATCTACAAGACGACACTAGAGGAGACTTTGGTGGAGAGAATAAGTTCGCTCGTTGTTCAAAGTTTGAGTACAGCTTCGCTTCTGATAAGAAGGAGAAAAGAATCCGTACAGAAGACTTGTACAAAGAGTGCCCAATTAAACTAGACGTTCTAGAAGGCAATGGGTACACTCGCGACAGCATTGTTACCGATGATGAAGTAGCCAATGCAGAGCTTCGAGCAGACCTCATTAAAGCGGTTGATAAAGCTGGCTTAACACCTGAAGAAAGAATGGTGATTGAGCTTAATTTAATCCAAGATTACACAATGCGTGAGATTGAGGTAATGGATGGAATGCCTTCACGAAGCACTTTGAGTCGCTACTTAAAGAGTGCTCGCAAGAAGATAGTAAAACAAATTTAAAATACTTTCAAAAAGGGGCTTGACGAAGCCTCTTTTTTGTGTTATAGTGTATACATAGATAAGAGGAAAACACTTTAGGAGGAAATTATAAATGCCAAGAACACACAATAAAATCAGCCGTAAGAAAGCAATCGAAACGTATTTAGAAGGAGAGAATCCATTAGCGATTATCTCAGAGACTATTGAAGAGCATACATGGAAAGTTGGATTTAACGTAGAGGACGCTTCTTTCTACAAGGAACGTAAAAGCAATCCATACGACACTTGTAAGAACCCTCGCTGCAAGTTATGTAAAACGATTAAGGAACAGACTGAAAGAATCCCTGCTTACTCGTTAGGAAAGACTTTAGCTAAACCTTTTGAAGAGCTTTCATTGGGGCACTTCGGAAAGCTTGCAGCTGCGGATGTATCAAAGGCCGATATGCCTAAGCTATTAAATGTTTCGATGAAGGAAATCAATGCTCATATCGAAAAGCTTGTTGAGGCTATGGGATTAGACGACGCTATCAACTTGCTAAAAGACTATGAGCTTTCAGATAGTATTGTACAAAAGCTTTTAGGAATCGGTGCTTATGATATGAGACTGCACCGTCAACGTATGTTGGGAGCTCGTAAAGAGCGCATTGCCGAAAGTAAGAAAGGTGAGTGGGCTTAATAATGGATATGAAAACTAAGCTAAAGTTAGCTGGATTATGGATTCTGCTAGGAGTTATGTTACTACTTGTGCTAGTAGATTGGTTACTTCCATTAGCATTGTTGAAATGGTTATTATAGGAGGGCTTTAGAATGGAACCAAATAGCATTTACGAAATATGTATTTTAAATAAGAGTACAGGATGTTTTGACGTATTCCTTGTTGAAGATATTAGCAGCACCTTCGCTTGGATAAACTTTTCTGACAACTTTATGGAAGACTTTCATGACGATAGCAATGTGAAGGTTACAGAAATCAAAGGAGGATTTTAAATGAATTTATTTAAAAGTATGTTATGGGCGTTTACAACAATTATTATAATGCTTGTTTTTGTATTTTTAGTTGAACTTTTAGTAGCTTACCTAAGTGGGATATGGGCATTTGTTATAGTACTTGCTATAATTTTTATAATCCTTACCCTAGCTTTTTATTCAGAAAGTATCTTATAAGGAGGACTTTAAATGAAACTTTTAGGAAGAATTGCATTCAGCATATTTGCTGGATTATTGGCAGTATTAGCAGTAGTTGTTTGCTTACTAGGCATTTATGGATTATTGATTTTAACTAGTCCATTAGGAGACATTGGAGTGTTTGTTGCAGCAGGTATCGCAGTTTTCTTCATAATCGCTTTATTCGCATTTTTAGAATTTAAATAAGGAGGAATTTTAAATGAAATTGAAAGACTTATTAGAAGTAGTAGACCCAATGCAGGACATCACTTTGGAAATAGCTGGATTAATAGCCCCAGAAGGAATTTATGCTAAAGATATTCAGAAGCTGCGTCCAATGGCCTTGGAAATGGAAGTTGTAGACGTCCATACAGCTTGGTATAACGGTGAGGACAACATTGAAACAACTTTAGGAGTCGTTGTAGAAGGAGGTAATAAGAAATGATTGAACTGTTTAAAGATAATTTAACGCTTAACGAAATGAGTGAAATATGGTATGGTTGGGATAATGAAGGCCTTTTATACGGCTGGGAAAACGGCGAAGCTGGAGAAGCCTATGCTTTACTGTATGAAAATGGCTATAACATGGACTCCATTAAGGTATTGCATGAGGCTTTTGATACCATTGGAGAATTGATTGGAGCGATTTAGGAATGCTTATTAGAGTAAACGAATCAGACAATTATGCTGAATACAAGGAATACATTGAGCTTTCTGAAGTGTATGGTGGGAAGATTTTACTAGAACTCTATATAGAAGAGGCTGAGACGGATAATTATATTAGTGTGAAAGAAGCTTTCTTAGATGAAGAGTCTGTTGACAAGCTCATAAAGGCATTACAAAGCTTTAAGAAAGGTGGTAATTAAATGGATTTAACTAACTTATCTCCCGAGGAATTAACAGCAATGATAGCAGCTTTAGATTATGTATGGAACCACGACCTTGAGGAAAAGGTTATAGAGGAGTTCATGGAAAATGAATTTACCGAAGAAGGAGAAAACTTCCCTAAGATGTTCGATGAAAGGCACTTTGAAAAAGCACAAGGAACTCTTATCGACAAAGCCTATAATGAATCTATCTTAGTTGATTCTCATGACTTCGACGACTTTGACGATACTTATTCATGTGGCTGCTGCATGTGCTGTGGTTGCACCTGTGACAACTATATGTGGGAAGATGATGGAAGCTTTGACGACGACGATTGGGGAGACGATGATTAATGGCTAATTACTACGTGCTTGAAAGACTTGACGATGGCTCTGGCAAACTCCATCAAGTAAAGCAGTATAAAAGCTTAGATAAAGCTATTAAATACGCTAAAGAAATGAGCACCTTTAAAAAGACTTATCAAGTAGCTGGCCAGTATGATATGAAAAGGCTTGCCAATACTGGAAGACTTATTTAAAAACTGTGAGAGAGGCCTTGACAAAGGTCTCTTTTTATGTTATAGTAAATCCATAAGAAAGATTTAGGAGGAAATTATATGAAGATTTCAGTAGACTTACCTAACGAAGATAAAGCAAAGGCGGCTATTAAAAAAGTTAAGGGCAAGAAGCCTTTATTAACAATGGAAGAAGCTTGGGCAAAAATCTTCTCAATGAAGAACTCAACTAAGGATAAGGAACGCCTTAAATTAGTTAAAGAATACCTAGAAGAAGGTAAGGTAAGCCGTGAGGAAGACAAGTTGAATAAGAACTTCTCAAAGGCCGAGGCTCTACGTATTTATCAAAAGGTTCAAGAAATGGAACGAGAAGCTAAGTTTGACGAAATCCGTAAGAAAGAGTGGGAGAAATTCCCTATCATAAACAATATTGTAGAGCTTGCTAGTTGGATTGACAACGCTCTTGAATGTGACAATGAATACTTGGCGATGGACTTTGAAACAGTTGGTGACAACGGTGGTACAGACATGTATCGTGAAGAGATTTCAGGATTCTCTTTAACTTACCGTTACAAAGGCGAAATCATTAATGGTTACGTGCCTATGCGACACCGTGAAGAAGATGGTTCTCCAAGCCATTTGAATATCGCTAACGTGAAGTGGGCTGAGGAAGGTATTAAGAGAGTTTTCGAGTCAGATAAGGCAACTGTATGGCATAATGCAACCTTCGATATGGGGCTTGCTAAAGCTTCTTTAGGAATAGCTCCTAGAACGCCTGTCCACGATACCTTAATCTTAATGCACCTACTTGACGAAGACCTTCCGAGTTATCAGTTGAAAGTTTTAGCAACACGCTTCTTGAATATTCCATCAGATACCTTTGAAGAAATGTTCGGAAAGAACGCTAAGTTCGCTGACATTGCTGTTGAGATTGCTCGTTGGTATGCAGGTAAGGATACGTATGTGGGATTTCTTTTATTTGAATGGCAGTTGAACATCCTTAATAAGCTTCATTCGCTAAGATTAAAAAGGTTTATGAACGGATTGAGCGGCCTTGTATTATGGCCACTTTTGAAATGGAATCGGAAGGCTTCCACATTAACATGGAAGAGGTTGAGGTACAACGTAAGGAAAGCGAGGCAGAGTTAGAAGAGATTTCTGCACGCCTTCAAGCACGCTTTGGCGACGTTAACTTCAGCTCTCCATCACAGCTGTTAAAACTGCTTTACGTAGACAATGATTGGAGTAAGTATGTTACAGCTGACCACAAATCCATTCTAAGAGGCCATGTAGGTTATGACGAGCATGGAATAAGCAATAACAAACTGTTTGCATTAATGCCTAATGGAAGTGTTATCCTAGACCCTATTGTAAATGCTGAAGGAAAGGTTGTTCCAAAGAATGACCGAAACAAGTTACAAGCCAATGCTAAAGCTATGAAAAAGATTGCCAAGGCTGTTGATGAGGTTCAGGACATCCTTGATTATAAAGACTTGACAAAGCATTTGACAGCTTTCGTAAACAAGATTGACACCTTCATTGCGCCTGACGGAAAGCTTCACGGACAGTTTAATCAATTCGGTACTGTTACAGGCCGTTTCAGCGCTTCTAACCCTAATTTACAACAACAACCTAAGAAAGCTCGTAAGATGTTTGAGGCTCCAGAAGGCTCATTAATCCTTGGAGCAGACTTCAGTTAACTGTTGGCTGAAGTAAAACCCATTGAATTGCTGGAAAGCTAAGGGAGAAATCCTATGCCAATCAGCAGCTAACTTTTACAATAACCTTATAGGAGAATTTATTAAAGTGCAAATGACTTATAAGGGAGAGCTTACACCTTATTTTATTACCGAGGACGGAGAAGTTTATAATAAACAGGGCAGAGGCATGAAATATCATGTAAGAGGTTCTGGATACAATTATATTATGTTATCTATCAAAGGAAAAAAGAAATTTGTTAGACTTTGCAGATTAGTAGCTGAGAACTTTATCCCTAATCCACTTGGGTTACCTGTAGTAAACCATATAAATGCCAAAAGAACTGACGATAGGGCATGTAATTTGGAATGGGTATCTTATAGCTACAATAACCAAGATAGATATACTAGACATCCTAACCCAAATAAGAAGAAAGTTATGCTTTTTATTGAAGGGAAAGAGGTTGTATTAGACAGCATTACGGAAGCTGCACAAATGGCTAAAGTTTCGCTGACAAAAATGTCCGAAGTAGTAAATGGTAAAAGCAACTCCCAGAATTTCTCTGCAACGTTTTTGTAATCGGTGTCCAGAGACTATCGAAAAGCTTGGAGAGGCTTAACTGCTTCTCCAAGAACTTAGTAGAGTAGGCTTCAAGTGAAGTCGAAGCGGTGGGATAGCTTATTTTAAAGCTATATGATATAGTCCAATTACACAAGAAATTGTGGAAAGGGAGTAACGCCCCTCAAATTAACGCAACAAGAACCTAGATTATTGGCACATTCAAGTGGTTGTCAAGAACTTATTAACATCTATAACGAAGGCCGTGACTTGTACTCTGAGATGGCTTCAGCAATCTTTAATAAGCCTATCGAAGAGTGTTTGGATGGCTCCATCTACCGTAAGAATACCAAGATGATTGTCCTTGCCATCATGTATGGAATGGGCGCCTACAGCCTTGCTGACATCCTTCGTATCGACGCTCAGGAAGCTCAGAAAATGATCGACGACTTCTTCGTAGTATACCCTGAAGTAGAAACTTGGATTGAAGGCAATAAGAAAACAGTTGTTAAGCAACGCTATGTTGAAACGCTGTTTGGAATGCGTCGCAGATTCAAGCATGAAAACTTTGACATCCTTAAAAAGAATTGGAACTCCTTAGATGAAAATGATAAGAAGCTCCGCTCAGCAGCAGCAAGAGCCTTGCGACAAGCTACTAACGCTTTAATCCAAGGCGGAGCGGCCTCTCAGACTAAGCTTGTAATGAATGCTGCCAGAATCCGTTTGAAAGAGTTGTCAGAGGCTCGTGGAGAACCTAACTCATTTGGATTCCTTGCCCAAGTGCATGATGAAATCTTATTTAAGGTTCCAGAAGACGTAACAGAAGCTGAGGTAGACGCTATCGAAGACGTTATGATTAACACTGTGAAACTAGTAGTTCCTAGTAAGACTGATATTGAGATTGGTAAAAACTGGGGTAAAATGACTGCTAGAAAAGATTGGTTTAAATAAATTTCAGAAAGGGGCTTGACAAGCCTCTTTTTGTATGCTATTATTAATCCATAAAGAAGAGGGAGGAATTACTTTGTTATTACGAATTGGTGATAAAGTTACAATTAAAGAGGATTTAAGAAATAGTGATTTATACCAAGAAACACTTTATGTGTCGTTAGAAATGTCCAAACTGAAAGGCAAAGAGGCCTATGTAACAAGGGTTGATACCACTCGTGAAGTTACTTTAGTAGAGCTTGACATAGACCAAGGAAAACATTTATGGAGTATTGGTATGTTTAGCTCAATACGGGACATTCCTTTAGACGGAATTACCGAAGAGCTGTTAGACGCCAATGATACTCCATCAGAACTAACTTTAGGAATGCTTTTGAGCAAGTTAACTGAAGACATTAGTGTAAACATTGATTTAAGTTTTGAAGATGGGGCTACTAGAATCGTGACTGAAAACTATTATTCATGGCAGCTAGAGCCTTATTATAATCGAGTTGTTAAATGGTATGCACCAGACTTTGATAACGGAGAGTTAGCAATACTTTTGGAAGGAGAGTTCTAATATGAAGTTTAAAGTAGGAGATACAGTAACTGTTAGAAAAGACTTGAAAACAGGTTGGTATGGCGATGAGCTAGTTGTTCCAGAAATGCTTGTATTAGCAGGTAAGGAGGTTGAAGTTAAGCGTATATGTGAATCCGATAATACCTTGCTTATAGTTGGAAGTACATGGAACTGGACTCCTGAAATGTTTGAGGAAAAGACTTCCGAAATCACTTTAGAAATTGGATATCGATACCTAGCAGACACGCATGTCAGAACATCGTCTCAGACAGTTACCAACGATGATTACGCTTATGAGAATGCTTGTGAACAGTTTTTGGAAGAATATATGAAGGATTACGATTACGTAGAAGGCGTTGACATTTGCTTCGTAAGGGAGGCTTTTGACAATGCCTAAGAAATACTACGGTGAAGTGTTAGGAAAGTTCTTCAGAAACCTACTATTCGTTTTGTTAGTGGCTGTTTTTATCCTGTGCTCACTGCTCCTTATTTTCATGGTCGGAAATGGTATTTACCTATTGTTCGGCAAGGCTACTCTAATAGCTGTCGTATCCATTTTGGTGACTGTTCCACCAATCTGGGCGGCGCTTTATTATAAGGCTAGAGAAAACTTTCGGAAAGACGCTATCAGAGTTCGTCAGGAAAGATTTAATGAGCAGCATGGAACAGCCTTTAACATAGACATTAGATACATGCTTCCTGAAGACATTATCGACCAAGCTTCGACAATTTGTGGGATAGACCCTTACGAGGTTATTGCTAAGACGGATGGAATGCAGCAAGACGCTCTGGTAGAGGCTTTATTAAACAATGCTAGGTTTGATAGATGTTTCTCAATAAGCTATAGCACCGTAGAATCAGAGTCAGGACTTCTTGATTATCAGGTTTGGAATGTTCCTACATCGCCTTCACATAATTATGTAAATAGTCCAGAAGAACTATTAGATGAGCTAGAGAAAAGCTCCTTTGTATGTGGTAAGAACTTCTCAAAAAACCAATTCGCAGAGTTTGGCCCAGAAGATGGACACGGCTCTTGGAAATCCATTCGGCTAGATATTTCAAAAAAATCTGGCATAACCTATTGACAAATAGTTGATAAGGTGTTAATATAGGATTATAGAAATTATCAAGGAGGAAGTTTATATGAAAAGCATGTATGAACAATTCAAAGAAGGTACTTTACAGGCAGGGCAACGAGTTACTTTCACAGGAACAGTTGAAGAGATTGACGACACAGATAGTTTATTTCCAGTGTTAGTAAACATTGATGGGAACGGAAAAATGTGGCTTAGAGAAGGAACTTTTAAGTACATGGAACCAGCTGACGAGAAGCTTTATGAAGTAAGTATCGGAGGTCACCTATTAAGTTATTATGGAAGTGATTATATTGGCGGTGTGTGGAACTCCTTTTTGTGGATACGTAGAGAAGTGGATTCAGACATCCTTGTGCAAGCTTTTCCTATGAGCTTCTTAGAAAAGCATTTCCCAGAGGCTGTAGCAATCGCTCAAGAAGTTGCTAAGGAGGAAGTTTAAATGGATTTTAAAGAGTTTAAGAAAAAGATTGAAAAGATAGATTACCTAACTGTCAAAGAAGGTGACTTTGATGATGTTTTAGTAAAGTCTGATTTAGATATGCCAAGCGGTTCAACAGCACTCGTTGCATGTATTGATAGTGCAGGCGAAGTTGATTTCGGCTGGTATGGTGTTATTAAAGCCGCTCATATGCAGAAAGTTATTAATCTTGTTGAGGACTTTGCGGAAACTCCGTACGAAGAGCGAATGAATAAGCACTATTACCTATTAGTTGGGGGAAACCGTGTTAAAAACTTTGAATGTAACATTGAAAGAGTAGCAGAAGCAGACCCTGAGTATAATTTAGAAATAACCTTTAGTAATAATCATGCAATAAGAGTTGCTTATTTTGAGAAGAAGTTTGCGGAAAGTATTTTCAAAAGAGCTGGCGTTAAATTTGAATGGGAGGAAGTTTAAATGAACATTAAAGTAGGAGATTTAGTAACCATTAGAGAAGACTTAAAAGAAGGAAAGTATGGTGCAGACAGCGTTGTAGATAGCATGTTAGAGTACTGCGGAAAGTCCTTTAAAGTTGCTGAAGTTAGAGAAAATGGTAAAATTGTTTTAGAGGGTATTCATTGGAACTGGACTCCCGAAATGCTTGTAGACAAGCCTTCTGGAAAGATTATTGGATACCGCTGTTTAGATACTGGAGGTAAAGATTCTTGGTGGTCTGTAGGGAAGGTTTATACAGCGTATAAGAAGCATGGGCAAGAATTTATTATCGACGACGAAAGAGACGAGCGCTTTTTAGCAGCGCAGTCCTTAGAAGCAGTAATTAAACGCCAGAACGATTATTATGGAACAGTTTTCGAGCCAGTTTATGCGGAACCTTCTACTGAAGACCTTATTGAACGAATTAAGGAAGAGATTGAACGCCTTAATAAAGACCAAGAGAACCTTTTCGGAAAGCGTGACCGAATCAATGAACAAGCAATCAAATTAGGCTCTAAGGCACGCAAATTAGAAGAAGTTTTAGAAGTACTTGAGGAATACAAATAGGAGGAAGCTTATGTCTAAGTATTATTTTACCATTATGGTAGGCAATCACGTAATGAATTTCATTGCTAAGTCAAATGGATTGTCAGAAGAGTTTATTGACAGTGTTACTAAAGAGATTGCAGAAGGCTTAGGAGAGGGCATTGAGCCTTCTCAAGTAGCTGTTCTGAACATTATCAAGTTGGATGTAGAAGGGCGTTTAGAAAGACTTTAGGAGGAATTAAATATGTTAACGAAAGATTTTATTGAAGCGGTCGAAGAGCTTGGCTATGAAGTTGATACCGAATGGCCAGATACTCTGTACGTGGAAACTCCAGATGTTGAAACTGATACTGTAGTGGCTATATGTTCTGACAAAGCGGAGCCTGCCTCATGGTATGGAGGTACTGCAATTCCAGCTTCTGACGCAGCAGCCTTGGTTAAGCTAGTAGAAGAGTATGCCAATACTCCTGTAGAAGAGCGTGAAGAAGCCATTGCTACAAAGACTTTACAAGATTATGAACTGGAAGAGCTCTGTGAAGCTATTGCTAAAAAGCTTTTAAAGGAGTATGACCCGAATACTAAAGTGCTTATCTCACAAGAACGAATTTCATTTTATGAGCCTAAGTGGAGTTCGCTTTCCGAATGGGCTTCTGAAAACTTATAGAAAAACTTTACGAAAGGGGCTTGACAACAGGCCTCTTTCATGTTACTATAGGTACATAGAAAAGCACAGGAGGATATTATGAAAGACTTATTTAAATTTGCATGTACACTCATTCTGATGGCCACTGTAGTAGGTGGTTACGTAGCTATTCAACTAATTATTATAGCAGTTTGTGGAACGCTTTTACCTGCGTGGCTATTCGCAATCGTTTTAGTATGGCTTGTATCAGTTAATTACAGAATCTTAATGAAAGGTGAGGTAGAAAAGTTATGAGTAATGATATTTACCAAAGCACTCAAGACATTTACTTGAAAGCTTTTTGGATTGAGATTGACAGACTTCGTAACAAGGCAGGTGTCACATGGACTTACCTACAAGGTGGGGACACCCCTAGAGCGATTAATGGGACGGCTAATCCATCCATCAAAAAGACTTTGCAACTAATGGATAAGCTTGACGCAGACTTACTAGAGTTTCAGTTAAACGTTGATGAAACGTATCAAAGACTTTTGTCAGGAGGACTTTATTAATGAATATTTTAAATGGTGCAGAAATGTCTCGGTTAATTTATATGGTTGATTGCCAAATAGACACTGTAAAATCTAACTTAGCGTTTTATAAACAGGATTTCGTATATGGTAACCTAGACCTTATCGAATCCATTACAAATGAGTTGACTGAACTTACTCGAATTAAGGCTCGTTTAGAAGTTATGTTAAAGCAATTCGATAAACTTTTATAGGAGGATATTTAAATGAATTTAACAGCAGAGGAACTAACATTTTTAGCTTGCTTAGTAGAAGACAGTAATGACGAAACATTGGATTCAATAAACATTTACAAATCGTTTGATAAGGACAGCGCTGCTAAGGCTCTCGAAGAGGAGCTGCTAGAGCATATTAGACTAGCTAGCAGGCTTCGGGAAGAGTCTAAAAAAGTACGCTTAGCGGAGGGCTTTCCATATGCTTATTAAAAAGGAAAAGAAAGCCTATTTCTTCACTATTTTTGGAATGGGTTATCATCCAGTTGTAATAGGTGTGGACGCCTATTCGGACTCTGTGGCGATTGAGCGTTTCTACAGTCTTTGGAAAAAGCATTATCCTAAGCATTATAAAACGCATAAAGAGTTCAATGTAGAAAAGTTTCCGATACTAGCTAAAAAAGACTATTAGGAGGTATTTTAAAATGATTCCTGAAGGAACATATTTGAGAGATTCATCAGGCCTTAACCACTACTTTATTGAAGGCCACATCATTGGCGTTAAAACAGGTGTAAGAGGCTATCAGACAGTTGTCTGGGATAAAGAGCTTGATAAAATGTATGAGCAAAACTTCCACGAGCAGTCTCTTATGAACGATGTTAAAATGTCTAAGAAAGAAATTGAAGAGTTTAACAAAAAGTATTATGAATGGAGTTGGTCACAAGATGTCTAAGCATTTTTACGCGAATACGAATCCAAACCTTGCAGCAAACTATCCAAAAGGATGGACAAGCTTTTTCCATAATATTGTAGGCTATGATGAGCCTTTGCCAGAAGATGTCCTAATGGCTTATCAGCTTAAAGAAATCACTGATTTAAGCGAGCTTCCAGAGCACCATAAGAAAGTATTTGAAACACTTTCAGCAATGGAGTACAGTACCGTTGAGCAAGCTTTAAATACATTTAAAACAAACTATGTGGAGGGAATTTAATATGAATTTTGAAGAATTAATCACACAGGTAGAAGAATGGTCACGTAACAAAGGATTGGACAAAGCAGCTCCTGAGAAACAATTTCTAAAAGTTATCGAAGAGGTAGGGGAAGTAGCCGCTGCTATGGCTCGTAACGACCGTGAAGAGCTTGTAGATGGCCTTGGAGATACTTTTGTAACATTAATTATCCTTTGTCAACAGCTTGGAGTAATTCCTAGCACAGCTTTAGGAGTGGCTTATGAAGTTATTTCAGGTCGCACTGGTAGAATGGTTGATGGCGTATTTGTGAAAAGCGAGGACTTATAAGATACCTTAATTAAATAAACATTACCAACAGCCTTTAGGAAGAGTCTTACCTAGGGGCTGTTTTATAATTTTCAAAAAGGCAGGGGCGAAATTTTTAAAAAATTTTTTCCAAACTTCAAAAAATTTAAAAAATTTTTCTTAAAAGTTTTTCCTAAAAGCGCTACTGGATTCCATTATTAGCGCTTATTTTACATATTTATTGAAATAGCGTGTCGCACAGGCGCATTCTGGGAGCATTTCGCACTGCTTTCTGCACAACTATCCACATATTTATTGTGTGGCGCCTTATATAGGCTGCTATACATGCCTTGCCACTGCTTTTGCTTAGCATTATTGGATTAGGCTGCTATATATATGCACAATCATATGCCTCTATTACAGTCTGTCCCCTATGCTTTATAGATAGTTTTCCTATAGGTTACTTTAGGTTATATTACTATACCTTACTATACTACCTCCCCCCCCCAGTTTCCACGAGAAGTGCCCTATAAGGGGCTTTTTAAGCATTTTTACGTCTTTTTAAAGGCTTTTCTTGCTCTTTTTACAAGTATTTTTGTATGTTATTTCTTAAAAACCATCGAAACGCTTTTATAGTGGCTTTTTCAGGACGTTTTTAAAAGTTTCTACTATATAAAGCGCCGTTTTTGTGTCTAAGATGCCAAAAATAATTTTAAAAAGTTGTATTTTATTGTTGACAGGCATTTTTGAAAGTGATATATTAAGAGTGTAGCAACGATCTACTAAAATAAATTATAAGAAAGAGGTTTTAAAAAATGAAAATAGCAAAACATGAATACGAAGAAATAAAAAAAGGTATCGAAGCCAAAGGCATTGGAACGGTAAAAACATACAAAGAACAATTAAAAAAGGCGCAAGCGAATAAGTCAACTGTTATCTCAGACTTTGATACTCGGTTCATTTTTGGAGTGTATTATGGATGCGTGCCACTAGCTACACGTATGGCAATTTCGAACAACGATGAATACAAAGATTCTCATATAAAAACGGCAACAAAAAAAGCTTTAAAAGAACTAGGTTTATTATAAAAACTAATTTAAAATAAATTTAAGAAAGAGGTTTTATAAAATGATGAAATTAATCGAATTAGACAATGGGCGGAAGCAAGTTTTTTACAACAATGTTTTAATGCAATACGAAAGACATGGCAGCGATATATATGGCAATCCCTTATATCGAGCATATCCAATTAACTTTTCTTTTAAACGTTTAAAAAGTGCTTACAGAAACTATGAAAAAATTTACGGAGAGGAATCCTACTACCTTATCCAAAGTTATAACATTTTAGCAGATATTCAAAACATTGCTAACGAGGTAAACGCAAAAAACACTTTTCCAGAGTTTGACCAAACTTTATTGAAAGATTATCGGGAGGTTTCGGCATATGTCTAATAAAACTATCGAAAAATTATATAAAAGTTATATGAGCACTTGTAAAGAGTTTCGGTCTAAGGTGACATTTACCCAATATGTGAAAGGGGAATATTAGAAAATGGTGTTAACAATGTTTGAAAAAGAGAGTTTGCAAAAAGAAAATGCACGACTTAAAAGAGAGTTAGCCACTTTAAAGGCTAGCCAAAAGCTCGGCGGAGGTCTTGACGAAAAGGAATTACAAAAGGCGCTCAATAGCTGCCAGCGAATTTTCAAAACTTTAAATAGAGGCAAAAGAAGCCTTGTTCTAAGTAAGTCCGCTATGGTGGCTAGTGTGGAATATTCGGGAAGTGGTCGCTCAAAAACTTATAAAGATTGCTCGAAAACAGCAATTAGAGAAGCCGAAAAAAGCGCTTGGGAGATTATGAGCCTAGAAAATGATTTTCGGAATATTCACCACTTCTTAAAACATGGTACAATGAAAGCGGAGGAAAAAGACAATGACTAATATTATTTTGATAGTTTTAACAGTAGCGATACTAAAGGCATTGGAATGGGCGTATAAAAAGCTTTCCGAAAGACTTGACAAGTCTATCAAGTTTTCAAGAAAGAAAGCCAAAAAGCGTTTTATTGTTGCACGTGTGACAGAGGAGCAAGCCTATACCTTGCGATTATTGAAAGCCATTTCAAAAGATAAGGAAGCTGTTTGTGAAGCTACAAATAAAGCTTTGCTGGAATATGGCTACGAAGAAGCGGGCGGGCATTCTTATGAGAAAGCTCGGGAAAAGTTTTCATCATTGCCTGACGTAAAAAACGGCATACCATTGGACGATCTAGAAAGTGATGAAGAAGCGGACGTGCAACCTTTTTAGAAAAGTTTATTAAAATGCTTGTAATCCACTTGGTGATTTGCTATTATTAATGTAGTTAGAAAGGAGGTAACAAGAAAATGAGCAAAGCTTTTTACATGGCACTAGGCGGATTTTTGACAAGCTTTTTCACAGGGCATAGCACAGTAGCGTATTTTATGGCTTGTGTCGCAGCGTTGACGATAGCCATCCAAACTCTATACAAAAAAGATTATTAAAACAGTTGACAATGGTTTTCACAAATGCTATTCTATAGACAGTTAAAAGAGAGGAAGAAAGAAAATGACAAAAAAGAATTAATTGTTGAAAACTTGTAAAAAGTTATTGACAAGCATTTAAAAAAGTAGTAAGATAAACGTATAAGATAACAAGCTGCAAATACTCATTCGATAAGGTTAGGGCAATCCTTTAAAAAAGCCTATAATAAAATAACAGAAAAGGCGGTTTTTAACATGACAAAAGAAAACAACGTATTTTTAAATGAAAAAGAACTAATGAAAGAAATTATCGAAACTTTGGAAAATGGTTTTGATGGTTGTTACTGCGACTTGCACAGTGAAGTTTTTAACTATGGTACAAATACAGATACCGAGGAATTAGAAGAATATGGAATTTTTAACGCAATCGGAGAAATTCAGGAATACGAAGAGGAACACTTCGGAGCAACTCTAACAGACTTTGGGAACGCTTCGGCAGTTGCTGATATGCTTTACTATATTAAAGGCTACGAGTTTTTATTTGATAGATTAGATTTTAATGATGCTCTAGCAGACGTTGCAGAGGGGCTAAAATTAGATAAAGACTTATGGAACGAGGAAGCCACCGAGGAAGTGAACAAGGCTATTATTGAGTGTTTAAAAAAAGAAGTGCCTTGGTTAGTAGATTAGTTTAAAAAAGGAGGTTGTAAAAAGCGCCTTTTTATGATATTATTAAACCATCAAGAAAAGAGAGGAAGAAACGACATGGCAAAAACATTAGAAAGTAAATTGATCGAATTTTTTATCGAGCACGACATAGAAAACGAGGAAGTAAAAACAGCATTGAGGAAAGTTTTCGACACAACTTGCGAAACGGCTTTCTTATATGAATTGATGGAGGAAGCGGAAAGCAATGACCAAGAATATTGTTACGATATTGATTTTACGGCTTTATTAGAAAACTACGTTCATATTTTTAAAGGCGTAAATGCAGTTAGCTTTATCGAGCAACTTTTCGGAATGTATGGAGAAGATATTTTTTATATATCCGACGATTTTCAAGGGCTTGTAATTAGCAGCTTTTAAAATTATTTAAAAAAGTTTATGAAAGTATGCAGCCAAAGAAAAATTAGGAATTTCTAATCAAACTCTTAGATCTTTCTCAATACAAAAACACTAGTTAGATGGTATTATTAATGCATAAGATAACAACAAGCAATTAGGGAGGAATTAAAAAAATGAATTATGAAGAAATTTTGGAACAACTTGAGGAGACTCAAAAATACTTAATGATGGTTGACGACTACTCGGAAGAAGTTTACCAAGGTATTTTAACAGCTATTCAGGAATTAGAATATTTAATCGAAGAATAAAAGCACTGTAAAACACAAATAAAAAAATTATACGAAAGAGGTTTTAACCATGACAAAACAATTTAAAAACATTATCGCAGGCTTAACAATTTTAGTAATCGCTTTGGCAGCAGTTTCAGGAATCGCAACTATTAAGGCAGTAGAAAACGCAAATGATAAAGCTATCCTTGCCGAACGTGTGGAAGCTTTGGAAAAGCAATCCGAAAATCAAGAATATGAAATTGCTGTGAAGTCTAATGTTATCGGCGCTTATCTAATAAATCATGAGGAAGAAGCGAAAAAAGAATACACCGAAGCTTATAAAGCACACAAGCCAACGCTTCTTAAAAACTACAGAGAAGCACACAAATAATTTAAAACATTTTTTTTCAAACTTAATAAACAGGAACTAGAAAAGCTTTTGAGAAAACACCTCGAGGGCTTTTCTTTTTTGCGTTTTCAAAAAGGATAATCATAAAAGGCGCCATCTTAATTTATGGAATGCTTTAACCATAGCTGCACACACAAGCTTTTCTAAAGCTTTCTAATGATTAACTACCCAACTTCTTTCTTGAAACGTTACGAGAAGCCCTCTCTCACACACATAATAAAGCAGCAGGCAAAGGATTGTGCAAAGACTATTCTTAAATGCTGTTATTAATCCATCAAAAAGGATAAGAAAAGAGTGGAATTGTAAGAAAGAATTGGTAAAAGCCTACTAAACATAGGGGATTTTTAAGAGGAATGAGAGGGCGCCTAACAATATTATTCCAAAGCTTTTTATAAGGCGTTGTGTGAGGGGTTTTTCTGAGGGGTATCTAAAGGGCGTGAGCGGGCGTAATCTCAAGGCGAATCTTGAAAGGCAAGTGGAAAGCTTTGTGGTGGATTTGTTTTTATTAAAGGAAATGAGAAGGCTTTGCGGAATGCTGTAGTGGCGGGCTTGTGGGAGAGGTGGCTCGAGAGGTTGTCGGAATGCTTTCACCAAGACTGACACTAAACAAGGCACACACAAGCCATCACACGGCATTATAGAGGCACCCGAAAGCAGTCCGAACAGTGTCCGCAAGGCTGTCACGAGGGCTAGTTTACATAATACACATTATCCAAAGTAGAAAGACCCTATCTAATTGCAATGTTAACAGCAAAGAGACAGAGTCTAAGTCGAGTCGCATGTGTGAGCGTGTCGGACGGCGTGACGTGAGAGCGTCGTGAAGCACTCGCAACGCCTCTCGAAGCGTGAGGAAGGCGCAGGGGCGCAGGCGTAGCCACGGCGGGCGGGGGTCTTTGGGAAGGGCAGGGGGTAGCTTTTCCGAGGGCGGCTGGGGCGCGCGACAGTCAGCCTCTGACAAGTTTTGGGAAATCCGACATTATAGGCTTCCGATTTATATTTTCCCGAAAATCTCCTATAAGGCGTCCCGACAGCTGTTCCGACAAGCTTTCCGAGGCCATTCCGACAGCTATCCGATAAGCATTCCATCAATAGACGTCCGAAAGCTTTCCTCCTACCTTTCCTGAAGGCTCTTCCTTACTTCCTTTTAAGAATAGATTCCACAAATAGAGAGGGCGCCGCTTGTCGGCAGCCCTAGAGGCTTCGCCTCTTTCTAGTGGAGTATTCACACAAGCGTTTATTAAGTTGTAGGAAGCTTATCTAGGCCGTTGCAAGGCCATTGGAAGAGGTAATCTTCCGAAGCATTTCCTTAATGCGTTCTAACATGCTAGTCACCACGCCTTTCCTTTTAGTTTCTTCTATTATAGCACAAAAAAGACGCCCTGTCAAGGCGCCTCGTACAATATTTACTTAGATGGATTATCCTTAAAGCCTTCGTAAATGTCTTTTAGTGTGTCGTAGAAGACATATCTAATAATAAAGTAGATTCCAATCAGTCTTCCTACCACAATAGCGACGCTTAATCCGAAAAGCGCTGTAATAAGCGTGTAGATACCGAATCCTGCTACCACTGAAATAAGTAAAATTAGTAAAGTGTTGCTAAATGCTTTAATATTCATCTTACATTAACTCCTCTTTAGCTTTATCGTATAGTTTTAACAAGGCGTCTACATAATGCTTAGCAGCAAACAGTACCCAAACTACTCCTAGAAACTGAAATACAGTAGCTGCTCCGAAAAGCAGTACGAAGAATCCGAAACAGCATGCTAAAATCGCTCCGAAAAACACTCCAATACCTACTGTTAATGCGATTACTTGTCCCTTTGTTAAATATCCCATCTAAATGTCCTCCTTAGTTGCTTTAAAAGCTTCGTTAACCTGCTTCAATGATTTAGCCAATTGCTTAGCTAAGACGTCTCTTACGTCAACGTTAATAGTAACTGTTGGATAAGATCTTTTAGAAGGATTGCAGCCGTTTAATTCCGCCACGGCTTCTTCAAGCTCTTTCCGAAGGTGGCTGTTTTCTTCCTCAAGCTCCCATAAGCGTTCTCCACAAGCCCCTAAAGACTTATTAGTCTTTTGTAAAAGCTCATCTAGGTCGTTATAAGCACTTTCCACAAGTCGAAGGTCATTAAGCATTGCAACGCTTCCTTCGGAAGCTTTCTCAAGCTCTTCCTCAAGGCTTTCAATCTGCTCTTCTAATTGCTCATGTAAAAGCTCCATCGAAGAGATTTTTAAATCACGTTGTATTAGCTTCTCTTCATAGCTTTCTAGCTGCTCTGCCCATTGTTCTTCGTCTTGCTCGTGTCGATAGTCCATCGAAGTAATCTCTGATACAAGGCGATTAACCTGCTTTCTAAGCTGCCCTTCATTATATTCAGACTCTCTAAGGGCTTCTTCAAGTTCTTTGATACGATTTCTCAACTTACCTTTGTCAGTAAATACTAACATCTTATCAATCCTTCCATATAGCTTTGGTATTTCGTTTAAATAATAGTCCACTCAGCCTTTTTACTGAGGCCTAGTGTAATAATTACAAAGCGCTCTAAACGCATGGAGAACACATTTACATGAATAGAGTTCTCAAACCCATTTGTGGTATCTTGTCCATACATTGAATCTGAAAGCTGTTGTAAAGCGCCTAAAACTCTTTGATAGCCTTCCGTAGATAAGTTCATTACCTTATCAATGTGGTTAGCCACAATGTCTGGGTAAGGCGCTAAGAAGGTTTTTCCATTAAACGTTGCCGAGAATCGTATAGTATCCCTAGTATACTCATGTGTGGAATCATCTTCGGTCTCCTTTTTAAGAGCTTCAGCAAATATTTCGGCAAAGCGTTGGATGTCTTCGGTAGACATTCCGCAAATTACTTCAGGAGTCAGCGGAGTGCTTTCCTCAGAAGCTTTCCTAGCCTCTTCATTAAGGCCTTTTATAACTCCTGTAAGGTACTCTACCTCATCCTCTGTTACTTTAAGCACATCCTCTAGGTATCTAATCTTGTTTCCACGCTTATATGCCAAACTTTCCAAGCGTTCTTTGGCAGCATTCAGCTGGTCGATTTCATTATAAGCATTCTCTAAGTCTTCAAAAAGGTTTTCGTTCTTTTCCTGAAGAGTCTTAACATACTTCTCTGAATACTTCTTGCTAAACATCTTCTCAATCCTTTCCTAATACTCACTTAGTATAGCATAATTGAGGCTCCGTGTCAACCTACTTATGTTACAGTTGTGTTACAATCTTTACAGTTATGTTAAATATACTCCATTAGGTGAGACAAGCTTAAAAGTTTAATGGGGAAGGGGCAGGGGCGTAAGCCACTGCTACTAACGAGCGTTACTCCAGCGAGTTAGTAAATCACTTGACCTTTCCTAAAAGCTTCCTGAAACGTTCCCTAAGCCTTCTCTAAAGCTTTGAGACGTCTTGGTTACAGGTCGGGGATGGAGTCATGTGTTAATTGCTTTAAGGAAGAGTTTGTATAAAGCCTACTAAACCATATGGAGCCAATCACAGAATGTCCAGAGAGGACTTTGGTAGGCTTTATAGAGACCCTTCAAAAAGAATATAGAAAAAGCCTTCAGGAAAACTTCCCGAGGGCTTTCTTTTTTATATTTCTAAAGCTGTCAACATGCCATCGATGAACGCAACAGCTGCTTCCGTGTCGTAAGTGTCTTCAATAGCCTCTCTAGCAGCTTTTAAAGCTTTAATAGTATTATCGTTAGAGTTCACGATAAAGCCACTCTTAGGAGCTTTTAGGGACATTTCAGAAGGTGTCAGGAATTCAGTGGTAAAAGGATTACCTCCAAAAGCAATAGGTGTTTCGGCAGCCTCTTCCTTAGCTTCTTCCAAAGCGTCTTCAATTTCGTCTATACAAGTCTCTACAGCGTCATTCCAACCTTCGTCATAGTCATCTTCTGGGGCTTCCAATTTGTTTGTCATAGTAGCTAATAAAGCTTCTCCATCAATTAGTCTCATTTAGCTTCCTCCTAAAATTTTATAAAAATTGTGAAATAAACATTGCCAAAATGATTAGCCACGAGACTCCTGTTAGGAATTGCCAGTTCTCAAGCATTCCATAAGAAGGTGCGGGCACGTATCTTATACGCAATCTTGAAACTTCCCAAGGCTCTGGTGACTCGTTTATTTTAAACCAGCTGTTAGCAGCTTCCTTAATAGCTTTATTGTACGCTTCTCTGCGGTCTTCTGCAACGCCTTCCCAGTACCACTTATCACCATAGGCTTTAAAGGAGACTTTATAGTAGCCTTCCTTAAAGCTTCGATTATACTTAATAACCATAGAAGTAAGCCTCCTGACGAGACATTGTTGAGCCTTTCTCGTAGATTATCAAAGCTCGGTCAGAATATTTATTAGATGAGAATTTAATATCCTCTATCTTAACGTTTGGCCTAGCTTTAATCCATTCTCTAATATCAGCTTCTAATGTACCACTTGAAATAATTAGATGGAAATCAACGTCTCTTCCTAAAAACATATTAAACCTCCTCCTGAACAGCCTTAATGAAGGCTTTCAACTTAGGCGGATGGAATCCACTGATACCAGTTTCATAGTCTCCGTCCAATAAGACTACTGGAAAGCTTCGGAAACCTGCTAGTCGAAGCATCTCCACAGTCTCTGTATCGTTACGGACGTCCACAAACTCTTCATCAAAGCTTACACCTGCTTCGGTAAGCACTCGTTTAGTCATTTTGCAAGCTGCACATGCGTCTTTAGTATATACTTTAATACGGTTCATTCCCATTCCTCCATGCTTTCAATAATACTCTCAAGCTCTTCAACACGTTCTGAAAGCCAGTCAACTTCTTCTGTAAGCTCTTCTACGGTTTCCTCAGAGCTTTCAATCTCGTTCTCCAAGTCATAAATTTGCTCTTCTAAGTGTTGAATCTCGCTTTCAAGGCTGTCAATTTTGGCATTAGCATCCTCAAGGTCTTGGCGAAGACCTCTGACATCTTCCGCGTTCTCCTCACACCACCGCTCATACGTAATTCTATCATACTCAGAATCCACTAAAGCGTCTTGAAGCTTTACTACTAGCACTTTTAAAGCTGTTTCACGCTGCGTTAATGTAGGCTTGCTCATAGCCTCTTTTAAATCTTTCTCAAATGGTAATTTACTCATATTAAAACTCCCCCAAATGGTTTTCTTTAAACTCTTCGGCAGGGATAGCAAATGGTTCGTAATGCTTTCCAACAGCTTTGATTTCGTCTAGGGTCATAGCGCCACCTTCGTATACGTTTGATGGATAATCACTGTAGAGAATTTTACCTGAAGGGTGTAGGTAAAAGTATTCCCAATGCTTGATGTCGGATTGCTGAGGTAATAACACAACATACTTAGGCTCTTTTGGAAGCTCTTCAAGAGCTTGTTGTAAAGCTTGGATAAGCTGTTCTACTCCAGATTTATTAAACGCAATAAGGTTGCCAAAATCCTCAATCATCACAGACTTACCTAGAACACTTACATCTACTGGCGTATGCGCTCCTCTATCAATGCTTGCAATATTCATTAAACATTCTCCTCCCATTTCTTATCGTCTTCCTGACAAGCTTCATTAAACAACTCGTAATGCTTAGCTAAGATTCGTAATCCTTCTAAAAGCTCTTCAGTAGCTTCCTCAGCTTGTTCAACGGAATGCTCTAACTCATAGTTGCTAATGTTTTCAGAGCCTAGTTTTAAGATTTCCATAAGCTCCACTACACGTTCAGAGAGCTTCACTAAGTCGCTTTCAGTATACTTTGCATACTGCTTGCTATCAAATTCCATTAAACGTTTCCTCCATCTTCTTTAACTGCCTCTACAACCTCTTTGGGCTTACGTAGTGTGCTTAGGTATTCTACAAGCTGCTTTTCATCTTCTTCTGCTTCGTCAGCTACAATGTTTTCGATAAGCTCATGGTATTCTTGAACCTTCATGGAAAGCTTCTCAATATCTTCTGCATACTGCTTAGCGATTAACTCGTGAGCCTCTTTTGAAAAGCTGTTGTTAAGCTCAAAATCAGCTGCTGCTTTACGGACTGTACCAAGCTTCTCCAAATACTGTTGGTAACTCTTCACAGAGTACATCTTAATTGCTCGCATTGTTATTCCTCCTTATAAGCCTCTCTGAGGCGTTTTAATGTGTTTGGGGATAATTACCCTAGAAGCTATCTAAAAGCTCTCTATGAGCTTCCTGCGGCTTTTAAAGTAGGTTCTCGCACCTGTTTCTCTTCTACACAAATAACTATAACACAGGTTTATTAAAATGTCAAGCGCTTTTCGACATAAATTTTAAAAGTGTGACAAAAAGCTGTATATAAGGTCTAATCTAAGAGGCTCATAGAAGCCTATTATTAATTACTCCAGAAAGGAGGAAGCACTTATGGTAAGAATTGGAAACAGAGAGTTAGCAGAACGTCAAAGAAAGTATTTAACAACTTCCAAGGAGCCTGACGAATATGAGGGAGTTGACTTAACTACATTAAAACCTAAAATGAAACGCTTTGCGAGACATTATATGCAGACTATGAACATCGCTGAAAGCTGCCGTTCTGTAGGATATAATGAAAGCTCTGGTTATCGTGTGTTAAAACGCCCTGATGTCAAGGCTTATCTGCAATGGTTAGTTTCAGAAAATGCTGACGCAGCTATTATGAGCCCTACACAAGTGCTAGAGGAATTAACTAACATTGCTTTACGGAATAGCTCTGATTACACGGTTACTGTAAAAGGAGATGTAGTAGAGAAACCTATTGACACAAGCGTTCAATTAAGCGCATTAAATAGCTTGGCTAAATTCCATGAACTAATGGCTCCTGACGTTAGAGTAGAACAATCTCTAAACATCGTTGTGGATATTACTGACGACGTTCCAAAAGAAGCTGAAGAGGTTGAAGAACAAGAAGACTATATTGACGGAGATTTTACCGAGGTTGAGGAAGAAGACAATGACGTAAGTTATGACTTCCTTTCTGGGTATTAGGAAGGGGATTATAATGCCAGTTGATGAACGTAACTTAGAGGTTATCGTCAACGACTTAATCAAAGACGTTAACACTCACGCCAACCAGATAGCTGCTATTCAAACAGACTTAGCTAGAATGACTTCAGACATGACAAGTGTTCGTGACTTGTTGATTAAAAACACTGAGCGTTCTGACGTTCTTATCGGCCACATAAAAGGCCAGTCTGACGAGATGTTAAAACTGTTAACTGACGGTGAGCGTAGTCGTAACGAAAGCCGTGCATTCACTCAGAAACAAGTCTGGGGAATCGCTGCTGCTATTGTTGCTGGGCTAGGCTCAATCATCACTACCATTTTAACGGCTGTACTAAGCTAATTGAAAGGAGGTGTATAAATGGAATTAGTAATTTCTATCGCAATTGTATTAGGAGGCGTTACCACAGCTTTGGTTAACCTTGTTAAATCAATGGAAGTGGTTGCTCCTAAGTATTTACCATTAGTTGCTTTAGGCATTGGAATGGTCTTCGGACTAGTTATGTCACCGTTGCTTGGAGTAACCTTATACGTAGGTGCTATTAGTGGATTGGTCGCGGGGCTATCTGCAATGGGATTCTACGAGTTGTCAAAAACTCCATCAGAATAACCTTCGACAGGCCTTGGGGGAGTTTCCTTGAGGCCTTTACATAATATTAAGGAGGACACAAAATGTCAGAACCAATAAAGCTTACCGTAACTAAACGAACCTTTAATGAAGCTTACTTACCCTACATGTATAATCAGCCCGAAGGACAACATCGTACAATGGTCTTCTATGGAGGCGCTGGTTCAGGTAAGTCTAAGTTCGTTGTTCAGAACGCTATCTTAAAAGGCTTGTCAGAACGCCGTAAGTTCCTAGTCTTGCGTAAGGTAGACAATACTATTCGTGACTCCATCTTCCAAGAGTTTCTAGTCTGCTTAGAGGAATGGAATATCCTAGACTTCTGTGAAGTAAAGGCTTCTTATATGACCATCAAGCTGCCTAACAAAACGGAGTTCATCTTCAAAGGTTTAGAAGACCCTGAGCGAATCAAATCCATCCAAGGTCTTACAGACATCATAATGGAGGAAGCCACAGAGTTTACACGAGAGGACTATGACCAACTTCAAACACGTCTCCGCCACCCTACGGCAAGACATCAACAAGTGTTTGTAATGTATAACCCTGCTTCTAAGGACAACTGGGTTTACCAGTACTTCCATAACCCTGCTACTAAGCGGCCTAAAGGCTCTAAGGTAGTATGTACAACCTACAAGGATAACCGATTCCTTCCTAAAGCTTACCTTGACCATCTACAAGACTTGAAGAACACTAACCCAGTCTATTACGAAATCTATGCCCTAGGTAAGTTCGCCAGCCTTGGTAAACGTATCTATACGAACTGGAAGATAGACTCTGAGTTCAAGCCTAACCAATTAGTTAAGCAAGGCTATGAGCCTCGTTTCGGGTTGGATTTCGGTTTCAGCAACGATCCCACGGTAATCCTATCAACACTGGTATCAGAGGCCGATAGAGTAATCTATGTGTTCGACGAGTTTGTTAAAACTGGTATGATAGCTCCTGAGATATTCGATGTTATTAAGCGTAAGAAGCTTACTCACCAGCTTATCTACGCCGACTCTGCTAACCTTGAAACCATCGAACAGATTAAACGCCTAGGCGCACGTAAGATTAAACCTGTTAAGAAAGGCCGTAACACAGTCCTTCATGGAATCCAGTATCTACAAGGATATACCATCTACGTTCATCCACGCTGTCAGAACACTATCAAAGAGCTTGAGAACTACGAGTGGAAACCTTCTAAAGGCTCTGATGATTACGAGAACGTTCCTAAGCAAAATGGATTCGACCACTGTATGGACGCCTTGAGATATGCAGTTAACGACCTCATTCCACGTAACAAGATTAGAACAATCAACAAGTCGGTGCTAGGGCTTTAAGACGCCTTAGTACCCTCTTGGGTACAATTATCAGCTAAAACTAAGGAGGATTCAATATGGCAATCCCTAACGGACAAATCAATGCTGGCGACATTATTACTACTAACATCCGCCGTAAACACTTCATTAGACGAAACTACGATATTCGAGAGCTTATCACACTAGCTGAAATGCACTCTCGCTCTTCTAGCGCTTATGGAGTTTTATATGACTATTATAAAGGCAATCACATTGCTATCCAATCTCGTACATTTGACGACACTAATAAACCTAACTCAAAAATCGTTCATAACTTCCCTAAACTATTGGTAGACACTTCCACTGCTTACTTAGCAGGTGAGCCTATCACAGAATCTGGCGATGAGAAGACTATCAAAGCAATGCAACCAGTCTTTAAAGAGAACTATGTTACAGACGTTAACTCAGAGGAAGTTAAGCTTTCAGGAATCTTTGGACACTGTTTTGAAATCCATTGGATTGACCGTAACAAGAAACATCGCTTTAAAGCTGTGTCACCAATGAACTGTCTAATCGCTTATTCAGCAGACTTAGACGAAGAGCCTATTGCAGCTATCTATTATAACACTGTAATTAGTGACATCACAGGCCATCAAATCAGAACTTATGAAGTCTACACAGAAGACCTAATCTATAAATTCTCGACAGACGATGAGAGAGAAGTATACAAGGAGATTCCAGAAGAGCTTGAGATTAAGGATTACGAAGTACACCCTAACTTGCTTCAGAAATTCCCTGTACTAGAAATCATTGCTAACGAAGAACGCTTAGGTGACTTCGAGGCTCAACTATCTTTAATTGACGCTTACAACCTAGCTGTATCAGACAGCGTTAACGACATCGCTTATTGGAATGACGCTTACTTATGGTTACAAGGCTTTGACCTAAGCGCCGATAGTGACTCCATTAGTAACATGAAGAACGACCGTGTAATCGTAACGGATGAAGACGGCATGGTTAAATTCATTACTAAGGATGTTAACGACAAGCATATTGAAAACATTAAGAACCGTGCTAAGCTAGACATCTTTAGCCTATCACAAACACCTGACTTGGTTTCTAAAGACTTCACAGCAGCTTCAGGACAAGCTTTGAAAGCAGCTACCCAACCACTAGAGAACAAGTCAGCTGTTAAGGAATCTAAGTTCCGTAAAGTCTTAGCTAAGCGTTATGATTTGGTATGTAGTTACCTTGAGTTTATGAACAAAGCTAAAGACTTGAAGCCTAATGAAGTCTCTCCAGTATTCGTTCGTAACTTACCTCAATCATACGCTGAGTTAGCAGACATGGCCGTTAAGCTTCGTGACATGCTTCCTGACGAAACTATCATTAATCAGTTCCCATGGATTACTGACGCTCGCCAAGAGGTTGAGAAAGCAGACGCACAACGTCAGAAACGAGCTGACATCGCCTTGCAGAACTTCAAACAGACCAGCGCTGTTCAAGGAGCTTCTACAGCAGCAGCTAACAAGTTGGATAAGAATCCATCTAACACCTCTACTATCACAACTACTGACCCAGTGGCTGCGAAGGAACAGGAAAAGGCAATCCAAAAGAAACCTAAAACCGACTAGGAGGAATAAACATGGCACGCAAGAAGGATAAGAAGAAACGTCAAGAAGAGATTGAAGACGCCTTAGTAGCTTTCATGACTTCTCAGAACCACAATTACCACCGCTTTACTGACAGCTTCACTGTCCTTCTTGATGGCTTTGTTAATGAGCTTATAGTAAACCTAGCCGACCCTAAGTTGGATACCTTTGCAATCCTTCAGGTAAAGCAGTACGAAGCTATTAGAAAGCTTCAAGCTACATTGATAGACTATCAAGAGGAGTTCAGAGAAATGCTCTTAGAGAGCATGTCAGACACCTTAGAAGAGACCATGAGACAGCTTCTTCCCAATAAGGCTATACCTTCAGCGACAGATAACAGCTATCTCGAACAGACTATTGCAGAGGCTTACGATTACTTTGAAGAACTCTTCTTGCAATTATTATTAGAGATAGAATCAATCGCTGTTGGAACAGTTCCATCTACAGAGGACATCGTAACCACTATCCAAAAGCTTCGGGATAGATTGTCCTACACACTCCGCCGCCATATTGAAGCACAAATGGCAGCCATTATAAACCTCGCTGTAATCGAAGCTTCTAAACAGCATAAGATTGAAGTTTGGAAATGGTGCATTCGTCCAGAGCTTACCGAAAGTGGTACTTGCGCAGATTGCCTAGCACTATCTGAGGGAGGTATTGGTAATGAGGGTCTATATACCCTATCCACCATGCCTTTGCTACCGAGACATCCACACTGTGTTTGCATACTTATTCCATACGTCTTATAGAGCGGTAATGTTAAAGGGCGCTCAAGAGGAAAAGAACTTTACAAAAACTAATCTAAACGCACGCACAGGGCTTAAATGAACTGTGGAGGGCAGAAGGAGAATCTTATATTATGAATCCAGAAGAACAAGGTCAAGGACAATCACAACAAGTTGAATTATCACCAGAGGTTATCGTTGGAGCTATCGAAGCTAACCCAGAATTAGCACAAGCTATCCAGCCCCACGTCTTAACAAAAGACGCAGTATCTAGTTTCTTAAAAACAGACGAAGGTCTTGGCGTAGTAGCACCTATGATTGACCAAAGCGTTTCTAAAGGTATTAACGCTTGGAAAGAAAAGAACTTAGAGAACATCGTTCAAGAACGGTTAGCTGAGTTAAATCCTGCTGAAACACCTGAGCAAAAGCAATTAAAACAAATGCAAGCTCAAATGGCAGCTATTCAAAAAGATAAGCAAATGCTTGAAATGCGTGGTGTGGCTCAAGAAGCTTTAGCAAAAGCTGGTTTGCCTGCCTCATTAGCTGGGTATGTTTTATCAGACAATCCCGAAGCCGTTAAGCACAAAGTTTCAGAGTTAGACATTGAGATTCAAAACATCGTTTCAGGAATCGTAGACCAAAAGGTTGCAGGAATCGCAGCTAAAGCAGCACCAGCAAACACTGACGACATGTCTGGCTTAGGCGGTTCTAAAAACGTAGAACGATTAACGGATTTAACTGTTGAGGAAGCGACAGAGCTAGCTCGAACTAACCCTGCCAAATATCGCCAGTTGGTTCAACGTGGATAACAACAGATAATCATATAAACTATAAACATATAGAGGAGACTATTAAATATGGCACATGAAGTAACTAAAATTGCAGACTTAATTAACCCCGAGGTAATTGGTGCGTTCTTACATCAAAAAATGTTAGACAACTTAGTGTTAGCACCTTTCGCTGAAATCGACCGTACATTACAAGGACGCCCTGGCGATACTTTAACATTACCTCAATGGAACTTCATCGGTTTAGCCGAAGACTTAGCGGAAGGCGAAGAATTGCAATCAGTTAAGTTAACTGCTTCAGACCGTACAGCAACTGTTAAAAAGGTTGCTAAATCAGTTACGTTAACCGACGAAGCTGTGTTAAACGCTTATGTACGTCCAGTCGATGAAACTGTTCGTCAATTAGCTATGGCAATCGCTGGTAAAATTGATAACGACTTGTTCGCTGCTATGCGTGCATTAACTCCATCAGACGTTGAAATGACAGACAGCTACGAATGGGTATTAGACGCACAAGTTGCTTTCGGTGAAGAGTTTGACGAAGAAACTTACTTGTTCATCTCTCCTAAACGTCGTGCGACAATCTTGAAATCTAAAGACTTCGTACACATCCAACAAGGCGTTTCAATTATCAAAGGCCACTTAGGTAATATCTACGGAATGAATATTGTAGTTTCTAACAAAGTTAAAGATACCGAAGCGTTCGTATTGAAACGAGGAGCATTAACGTTGCTAATGAAACGTGACTACATGGTTGAGGAAGTTCGTGAAGGTATGAAACGCCAAACTAACGTCACGGCTGACCAACACTACGTGGCATTCGTTAAAGACGCTAAACGTGCAATCTTCATCAATAAGGTAGCTGCGGGAAAGTAACAGCCCCCAAGAATCTTCAAGCCAGCGGGGTTACTGAGGACTCGGTTACTCTGACTTGGGAAGACGGAGGGGCAAGCCTCTAGTAAGCTAAACGAGAGGTTGCGGAAATGTTCCGTAGCCTCTTTTACTTTATCACACAACAGGAGGAAAAGCAATGGCAAAGACTTATAATATTTACCAAGATGGAGTAAAGGTTCAGGAAGGCGTAGCAGAGCTTACGAAAACCATTACAGGACTTACTCCAAACACTTCATACAAGTTTGAGGTGACAGCTGTTGAGGAAGGCGTTGAGAGTGCTAAATCAACTGCCGTTACAGCTAAGACTAATCCACATTTAGTAGATACAGTAACAGCTTCTCAAAAGACTATGTCACTAGCTGCTGATGGAAGCAAAGCATTAACCTTCACAGTGGCACCTGACGACGCTACCAACAAGGAGTTAACAATCACTAACAGCAACCCTGAGTTTGCTACTTATGCAGACGGTACAGTAACAGCCGTAGCAGAAGGTACTACAACTATCACAGCGACAGCTAAAGATGGCTCTGGAGCAACCGCTAACTGTGTTGTAACTGTTCAAGCACCAGCAGAATAAATACTATCCCAAGGAGGCTGAGGCG